GGCTCCGGCTCGGCCTTCCCCTTGCGGCGCTGGGCACGCGTGGCCTTCGGGGCGTCGTCGAAGTCCTCGTCGGGCTCGTCCTCTTCCTCCTCCGGCTCGCTGGCGACCGTCGCGGACGCGGCCTTCAGCACCGTGCGGATCTTCGGGCGCAGCTCGTCGTTGTACTCCTCGTTCTGCACCCGCAGGCGGACGGGACCGGCCTTCTTGAGGATCTGCTCGTACGTCAGGTTGACCGAACCGCCCTCCTCCATGAGACCGAGGGCGACCAGGATCTGCTCCTGCTTCCACTTGGCGGTGCTGCCGTTCGTGTAGACCCATCCGGGCCACCCGTCGTACTGACCGCCGTCGATCGTGAAGATCCACACGACCGCGTCGTCGGACGTGGTGTGCTGGCCGACCTTCGAGAGCTTGCCCGGGTACAGGCCCGGCTTCGGGTCCGGGCCGTCGTACGGCTCGAAGTCCTTCTCCCGGTGCTCCACGTCGTCGTAGGACCCCGAGATCCCTTCCGTAGGCGCAACCTTCCGCGCCTTGGCTCCGCGAACTGCCATGCTGTTCATGCCCTCCGTGTCGTGCGTCGCGCGGCCCTGGTGGACCGGCGGGCGGTGCCCCGAGTCTCCTCGATGAGTTCGAGAAGCTTCGGGATGGTCGGGTGGTCAACGTACGGCCCGAGCCCCACGCGGTTCTTGGCGAACACACCCGGGGTGGCTTCCGTGTAGAGCCTGCGGAACGTACGCGTCTTGCCGTCGTTGGTCTTCGTGGCCTCGACCTCAAGGTGCCCGACCAGGGTTACTTTGCCACATACCTTCGTGGCGAGCTTGCCCGTGTTCGTAGAACCGAGGAGAGGGAGGAGAAGCGTTGCCGCCTCACCATCTTCCGTCTCCGTGCCGAACCGCATCACGTGCGCGGTGTACGTCGTGTTGATCGGCATCCGGTTGAAGCTGTCGATGATGTCCAGCATCATCGAGTCTCGGATCTGGTAGTCCTCGAGCGCCATCTTGTGGACGCTGCGGCGGGAGTTCTTCTTGTTCCCCTGCTCGGTCAGGTAGTTGCACACCTTGTCGTCGAGCTCGCTGCCGCTGTCCAGGTGGACCCAGTCGTAGTCCTGGCATCCGGACCCGCGCTTGAAGTAGTCGTGCGCCTCCTCGAACTCCTTGTAGCTGTTGATGATCCACTGCTCCGCGTCACTGCCTGCGGTCGCGGCGGACTGCGTGCCCTCGGCCTCGACGGTGAGGAACAGGCTTCGGGGCGCGGTGCCGCACAGCACGGTCTTACCGACGCCCGGGTCGCTGTAGAACAGCCAGTTGTGGTACATCGGGCTGTCGGTCAGCTTCGTAATGGCCGTAGGGCGTCCCGTGCTGCGGCGGGTGCGTCGGGGGGCGGTCATCACGGGTGCCGGTTGGCGTGAGCGCGGGCGTCGTACCGAACCTCGGGCTGGTCGTCTCCCCGATCGGCGAAGCGCTTCGCGTTGTTCTCCTGTGCCGCAACGAAGTCGCGAATGGCTTCGCTCACCCCCTTCTGGGCCGTCCGCAGCCCGCACGCCTCCGCGCGCAACCGAGCCGCTTCCTGCTCGAGCTCCTCCGCCCGACTCTCCTTGGCGTGCGCCTCCGCAGCGAAGTTCTCGTGGGTACGCTCCAGGCGCTCCCGCAACGGGTCTTCGGGAACGGAGTTCATCTCGTTCGTGGTGTTCACAGTGTCCCTCCGGTGACCACATAGCCGTTATGGGTCATGGCTTCACGGTGGTCGGCATAGACATCCTTGACAACGTAGAAGGCGTCTTGGTAGTCCTCCCACCCGTCGGCCTGCTGCTCGTGCAACACACACAGGTCGAACAGCGGGCAACGCGGACAGTCGTGACTCGTGTTCTTGATGATGGGCAGCTCACCCGCCCGCATCTTCGCCATGAGCTCCGCCTCTTGCTGTACCCGCCGCGCCTGGCTCACCTGCTGTTCGGGGCTGCGGTACGTCTTGGGGCGCATGAACCGGGGAGCAGGCTGCCTCTTGCTGACGCTGCCGTCTTTGTTCAGTGCCTTGCCCTCAGCGTTGCGCGGGCGGGTGTCCGGCGGGGCCTTCTTGGCGTAGTTGAAGTAGATGCCCTCGATGACGTCGGACCGCTTCAGGATTCCCTTGTGCACCAACACTTCCTTCGCGACCCAGAGGTAGGATCCCGCCTGGTCGTCGAGGTCGAGGAACTGCGTATTGGGGAACGACTTCGCGGTCTTGTGGTCCCACAGCCAGTAGGTGCCGGTCGGGCGATGCCACATGAGCGCATCCCAGGTTCCCGCGTACACCACGAGAACCTTGCCGACGATGACGGGGTCGGGGACGTCGATCTGGAAGGGCTGCTCGGTGTGGATGACCTCCCACTCGCTGTCCTTGCCCCACTGGTTGACGTACCCCCGGAGCATCAGCTCCCCGAGCTCGTCCGCTTGGAGCAGCTCAACGTCCGCTTTCGTTGCGCCCTCGGCGAAGCCGCTGTCTTCCTCGTCGTCGTAGAGATCCTCCAGGTCGACGCCGATCTTGCGCATCTGTCCATCGATCTCGTCGAGGAAGGTGTCGATGGTGTCGTTGAGGCTGCCGCGCCGACGGCCGGGAGGGTAGCGGGTCTCCATCGCCTTGTGCCAGGCGCTACCGAAGATCGCCCACGTGGGTTCGCGCCGAGGCCGAAGCCCCTGGATCCAGGATTTCTCCCAGAGCCAGGGGCAACGGCGAAAGTCCTTGCGCTCGCTGGTTCGCAACAGAGGGGGCGTCATCGCCGCCACCGCAGGAGACCCCACCAACGATGACCGCCTGGCCGATGAGGCTGCGGCCAACCGGGTTCTGTGCACTGCACGTGAGGCCAGCGGTTGCGCCGCACGCTGCATCGGTTCAGCGGTGGCATGACTACCTCTTGCCGACGACGGTAACCTCGACGACCAGCAGGTCGGACGCGCGCACGTCGTCGCCGTCCAGCTCCGCCTCCAGGGCAGCCGGGATGACGTTGTCGTCGTCCGCCGCCTCCCACTTGCCGTCGTTGATGTCCCGGACGGTCTTGCTGATCGCCCGCTGGACCGTGGTCGCGCTGGTCTCGTGGGTGAACAACGGCGTGCGGTTGCCGGTGATCTTCCAGCCGAAGAGCACGGTGTACTTCCGAGTCTTGTTCGCCATGGCCGAACCTTTCCGTGTGCACTGTTCCTTATGAACAGTCAGAGCGGCACACCTGCCCGGTCGGGGGACGACGAACAGGTGCACCACTCTGACCCCTCAGAAGGGGTAGATCAGAAGGCGGGCTCGGACGCTGCCGCGCGCCGACCACGCCGACCACGCGGGGGAGCCGAAGCCGCCTCGGTCTCCTCGGTCGCGGGGGCCGCTGCCGCCCGACGACCCCGACGGCCGGTGGTGGCCACGGGGGTCTCCTCCGGCGCGGCTTCCGTGGTCTCGGCGACCGCCTTGCCCCGCCGACCACGCGTGGCCCGCTTCGGGGCGGGGGTCTCCTCGTCGCCCTCGTCCTCGGTCGTCTCGGCCTCGGCCTTCTTGCGCGCGGCCTTCTCCTTCGCCGCCTGGTCGCGGAGCGCGTCCTTGCCCTCCTGGTACTCCGCGTACTCGTCGGACTTGCGGAAGGCCGTGCGCTTGCTGGTCACGAGGTAGATGTGCTCCGGGTCGACCGTGACGCCGGTCTCCCGCGCCAGCCACTCGGAGAAGATCTCGTGCATCTCGCCGGGACCCCGCGTGACAGCGCCCTCTTCCGTGTCTTCGGGCTCCGGGGCGGGAGCCGCCTTCGCCGCTCGGGCGCTGGTCCGTGCCATGATGTTCCTCCATGATCAGTGGTTCGTTCGGGTCGGTACTTCTGCGTGAGCACATACCTTCGCGCACTCGGGTCGCGATGTGCAACCCGAGAACAAGACCTCAGTCTCTCGGATCTTCGTTGCCCCGCCCCACGTATCGACGACGGGTGAAGCGCACCTTCGCCACGTGCGGGCGACTGGCGTCGTAGAGATGAGCCCCGGTTGCGTTGGCGCGTCGGCTGCGGTCGGCGGGGGTGGGGGAGTCGTGGCGCACCATGCCGCGCCACACCGCGTGCGTCGCCCACGCCAGCAGCGCCGCACCCGCCAGGCACAACAGGAGACCGAGAACGGTGCTCACCACAAACCCCCTCGCGGCCGGTCGCGCAGGATGATCTCCCGAAGGCGCTCGAGGTTCCTCTCCCACTCCCGGTCCCGCTCGTGTCGGCACCATCGCGCCTTCTTGGCGCGCTGCTCCCGAACGCTTCGGGGGTTCCGCCGCTCCGCGACCATCTTGGCCACCATCACACTTCCTCCTTCTCTGCCAGCGAGTCCACGAGCATCTCGCGGACGTACTCCAGCCCCCGACGGCCGTCGAGAACCATGTGCTGCGCCCTGCGCTTCATCTCGACGCTGTGGGCTCGGGCGTAGTCGATCGTGCCTTCGGTACGGTAGTACAGGATCGTGACGCTGTGGTTGCGAGACGCGCGATGGATTCGATCCTCCATCTGCTCGTTCTCCTCGGGGTTCCAGGCCTCGTCCAGCATGTGCATCTCGTCGGCCGCGTCCAGGTTGATGGAGATGCCTGCTGCCTTGGAGTTGACCACGAACACCCGGGGCACCACAGCGACGTTCTTGCCGTTGAGGAACTTCATGACCCGAAGGTTGTTCTGCCACTGCTCCACCTGGCGGTCCCGGGAGTTCTCCGAGGTGCTGCCGTCGAAGTGGTAGTACGGCACGTGATCCGCCTTCAGGCGCTCCAGAACGAGGGCCAGCACGGTGTTCCACTCGCTGGCGATCACGATCTTCGGTCCGGCGGTCCCGTCCAGGATGCCGCGCTCCTCCAGCTTCTCCCACAGCCTCTCCATCTTCCCGGAGGCTTCTGCGTCCCGGGAGTAGACCGGCTTCCCCGACGGGGTCTGCACAATCGCCCCGAAGGCGATCTGCCGCGCTCGGGTCAGCAGGGCCAGCGCGCCGTTCGCCATCACCGTGCCTCCGGGGGTAGAGACCTCCGCGAAGTCCGCGAGCTGGCGGTACTGCTTCTCCTGCACGGGAGACAGCGGACAGACGACCTCGAGGTACTGCTTCGGGGGGAGCTCCGTCAGGATCTCTGCCTTGGTGCGCCGGAGCAGGCGCGGCCCCAGCGAGCGGAGGAACGCCTCCGTGGCTGCCTGCTCCTCGGCGTCGGTCGCGTTGCCGACACCCTTCAGGCCCTTGATCTGACGCACGGTCTTCCCGTACCGGTCAACGGTCTTCTCCTCGATCTCGAAGAGGGCGTCGGCCCACTTCCAGAAGCTCGTATACTCGTCCGGCCAGAGCCAGTGGAGCGTTCCGAACATGCCCTCGACGCGGCCACCCTTGCCGAACGGGGTGCCGCTGAGCGCGTACCGACGCGCCTTCTCCCGCAGGGGCAACAGCTTCAGCCCCCGACCCATCAGGTTGCCCTTGCTGATGGTCAGGCTGCCGAGCAGCTTGTGGCTCTCGTCCAGCACGATGGTCGCCCATCCCTCGCCCATGACCGCAGGCTGGAAGATCTCGGGGTAGGTGAACGCGATCGGCACGTGCGTCTTCTTGTGCAGGGCGGTCGGGTCCTCGTCGTGACCGCACTCCCCGTGGTAGAGAAGCTTCTCGCACTTGGGGACGCGGTTGCCGCCCCCGATGATCTCGCCCTCGTCGTTGTGGCGCAGAGGAGTCATGCACGGCTTACCCATCTCCACGCGGAGCATCTCGCTCACCACCACCACGATCCGCAGGGCGTCGGGGTCCTCCGCCATGTCCCGGGCAAACCGCGCCAGAACGCGCTCCCGCTGGGCACGCTTGCCGACGCAGAGGTACCGGGGCACCGTAGGCAGGTGTCGGGCCAGCTCTGCGCCCCACGTAAGCCGTACGGCGTTCTTCGGGCACACCACCAACACGGGACCCGAGATGCCCATTTCGATCAAGGCAGCGAGCGTCTGAGGGGTCTTGCCCAGTCCGGGGACGTCGCCCACGAGACCAGCACCGCGATAGCCCTCGGCCATCCACCGCGCCCCCGCCCGCTGGCTTCCCCGCAGCCAGGCAGAGAATTCCGCGGAGACCGACTCGAGAGGCGCGTCGGGGGCTGCGCCGAGGGCTGCGTGGCGGGAGGCCTTGCGGGTGTGCACGCGATACCAGCGCGCCAGGCGATTCGTGATGGTCAGCTCGGGGCCGAAGGCCGCGCGCAAGCCGAGACACGTCTCGGGGCTGGTCGGGTAGTGCCAATGGGGGTCGCTGTCGTCTTTGGAGAACCGCCCGCCGGGGACCGCCTTGCAGGCAGCCAACATGCGGTTGAAGTCACCCTTGGTGCGCAGCGTGATTCGCGACTGGTCCTGGGCCAGGTCGGCGACGGCAACCCCCATCTCACTTCTCCTTGTCCTTCTTGGCCAACGCCAACCGGCGCAGGCACTGAGCCGACTTCTCGATCAACTCCACCAACTGCGCTTCGGTCAGGCGTACTGCTCGCAGGTGCTCGTTCTTCCCGACCATCACGTGCAACTCGGCGTAGTCCAGGGACTTGTATCTCGCGTCCTGGGCCACGGTGGGGCCACCGAACAATCTGACCTCTGCGACCATCATTTCCTCCTTGTGCTCCACCACGCGGCGAACAGGTACAGCGCGATGAGGGTGCCCACTCCGACCATGGGCACCCACCACCACGAGAGCACCTTACGCACCAACCTTTTCGATTCGGTCGACGTACACGCTGCGCAACGGCCCGACCATCGGGGTCTTGACCCCACTGCCGCTCGTGGTGGTCTCGTAGATGCGCTCGTTGAATTCCAACACGCGGCCCTTCGGCCCCCGGACGACCTTGGCGCTGCCCACGTGCACCTCGGCGACCTGCTCGCTCACCACTGCCCCGCCGGTCGTCCCGACGCGGGTGAACCACGTGATGGGCTGCCCGGACACCGCGTCCACGATCTCGATGTCCTCCACGTCGGCGGAGAAGTACGGGCGGGGCTCGTGGGTGAGGGCGCGCTCCTTCTTGATGGCCTTGGTCTCCCGGGGCACGCTGGTGTCGCTGTACGTCTTGCCCCACGCGCGCTCCCACGCGCGCCGTGCGTGCGCCGCGCCGGTCTTGCCCTGCTTCACGCTGGGGCCGCTCCCGGGCAAGCCCAGCTCGTGGGCGATCTTCCACCAGGCCATGCCGGTCGACCGCAGCTCCCGCACCTTGATCGCGAGGTCCGCCTGCTCGGCGGTGCACTTGGCGTTCACCGCAGGCACCCCGTGGTGGAAGGCCAGCGCGTCAGCGGACACCTCCTCGGAGACACTTTGCCGGGCAGCCGCCGTGGCCTCCGCCACGATGGTCGCCGCCTGCGCTGCGGCCTGGTCCTGCGCCTTGCCGTTGCGACGCTTACGACCACTGGTCGGCGGCGTCGGCCGGTTGTCCGCAATGTTCATCGGGCGCTTGTCGTAGTCCAGCTCGTTGCCCTGACCGTCGACCTCAAACCCCACCCGTGCCGATTGCCGCGCCCTACGTGCGCCGCTGGCGGGCTGCGGGGCGACAGCGGGGGTGGTGGCCTTGGTCGACCGGGTACGGGCCTTGGCGGGCGTCTGAGCGGCGACCGGCGCGGTGACCTTGGCGCACGCGGTGCACGAGACCTCCTTGCCGGTCGCCTCGTACTTGTCGGCGGTGCCCGTGGCGCGGCAGACCGGCAGGCCGTTCGCCCCCGGGGTGTGCACGCGGCTGCCCCGCTTCAGCTTGACGTTCTTCACCGCGTCGGCCGCAGGCGCAGGCGCGGCGGGGACCGCCTTGCTACCGCGTGGCGTGCGCTTGCCCGTGCTGGCCTTGGCCGCCTTGTGCGCGTCCTCCGCGCACCCGTGGACCTTGACGTCGCTGACGTGGTAGCCCAGCTCGTCCGCGTCCAGCACGGGCATGAACTTCTCCAGGTCGTCCAGGTCCAGCTCCTCGTTGACCTGGACGCCCCGCTGGTTACGGGGCTTCTCCAGGTCGGCACAGCCCAGCGCGTGGACGTCGCACAGGGCGTGCGTGGTGGTGGTCTCCAAGTAGACCACGGTGTACTTCAGCAGGGTGGTGCTCACGGGTGCCCTCCGGTGGGGTCGGGTGGTGCAGGTGGCCGAACAGGTAGAACACTACACACCCCGAGATCGGCCCTGACCTGCGGTGACTCTCGTTTCGCCAGGTCAGGCGATCTCGAAGTTTTCTCATGTCGTTTAGGTAACGTCTCGTTCTGCCTGGTCACGGCGTTCTTGCGCGGTCAGGGCGGTGTGCACGAGACGACCAGCCGTCGTGCCCATGGCCCCCAGCACGCCGTCGATCAACTCGCCCGCCTCCTGGTCAGCCTGCCGCTCGTCGTATCGAGCCATGGCCAGCTCACGCACCGCAGGCACGTCCGGGGCCAGCGGGTCGGTCAGCAGCGCCACCGCGTAGGCCACGCCCTGCGCCTGGCCACGCTGCTCGCCCCACTCCTTCCCCAAGGACAGCGCGTGGTCGGCGGTGAATCCCTCCACCCTCGGTTCTCCGCCGTCGTCCATGATTCGGTCGACAATGGAGTCGAGCTCTTCCCAGAGAATGTCCAGAATGGACTTTCCGAGATTGCTCACGTGTTCACCGCCGTGGTCTCCATCGGGAACGGGGTGGGTAGGGTGACGACCACGGGGTCGGTCGAGACCTGAATCGTGGGCTGGTGAATCATCGAGTTGCTGGACTGCATGAGCATCAGGACGAGGGCCAGCAGGCTCACGCCGAGCCCCGCCTGAGCCCAGAATCGGCGCAGCCACTCCCATGCCGCGCGGGAGGCCTTCCCCGCCTTGGCGTCGATGACCGACCACACCTCCTCCATCAATGAGGGACCCCGGAGGCGATGCCGCCCCCGGTACGCGTATGCCTTGATGGTCTCGGTCACGACCCGTCCTCCTGAATGATGTCTTCAAGCCTCAATTGCCTGGTCTCACGAACGCGGTCTCTGCCGAACTCGACCATGTGCTGGAAGTGCTCGACGATCTCTCGCTTGGCCTGCGCCAGCGTCTGCGGGTCGGGGGACTCGCTCTCGGGGATTCCGTGAAAGCGCCACACGCGAATCCGAGGAAACGACTTGTCCCCCCAGTCGACCCAGAACTTCAAACCCCTGCGCATTACGCGACGCCCATCTTCCGCAGGCACACAGGGCCGATGCCGCGATCTCGGCTCTCCTCGTCCGTCAGCGTGCGACCGCAGATACCGCAGTCCCCGATCTCCTGCCCGTACGTCGCCACCGCAGCCACCACGTCCGCCCCCAGCGCGGTCAGGATGGCCAGCTCGCGGTCCCAGCCCCGCACGCGGTAGAACATGTCCCCCGCCTGCTCGTGGAGGAACAGCGAGCCCGCCCACTTGCCCTTCTGGGGCAGTGAGGCCTCGAAGAAGTGGAGCGAGTCGTCCATCGTGATCGCGAACCGCAACTTGCGCTGCCCCGGGAACGCCTTGCCCAGTGCGACCAGCACGTGGGGGCGCAGCGCCTTCACAGCGTCCCGCCCGTTGCTGCGCAGGGGGCGCACGTTGTCGCCGCCGAAGCCGTAGCGCTCTCGGCGCGCGTAACCGTCCTCCTCGGCGAAGTCACCCGCCTGAAGACCGCAGGCGCGAACCTCGCTGGCGCTGCCGTGCGTCTTGCGGCATGTGCCGCAGGTAATACTCGCCATGACTGCCCTCCTGAGAAATGCGGTGCCGACCGCGAGCAATGGTCGCACAGAATGACCACGCTCTAATGATATTGGAAATCACACGACCGAAATCATCTCCGCGAGCATGGCGCAGTCGGCGCACTGCTGGCGCAAGTGGCGCTTCTCGACCAGGCTGCGGGGAGGGGTGAGGGGGGCGACCATCAGCACGTCGTGGTAGTCGCGGATGAGCTGCGCGTGCAGCGCGTGCAACACGCCGAGAAATGCGGGGCCAGCGGACGCGATCAGCGACAGGCCGAAGTGCAACATGGTCTCCCCCTTTCGGGATGGGTGATGCGTTGCGCGCATGGTACGCGCTGCGTGCGCCCCCGGGCATTGAACCCGGGGTGCTGGCCTGGTTACCAGGGGCGCTTGCCGTGCCTACGCCTTGCGCGGGGCCCACGTGCCCGTGGCCTCCTGCAACACGTGCGTGCCCCGCACGGGGTACACCACGGGGTGGGTGGGGTCGATGCCAGCCAGCGCCACCAACTGCACACCCTGCACGATGCTGTGCGGGTCCTGGACCTGGGCCAGCTCCCGGTTGTACTTGGCCTGCGCGTCCTGGACGTTCATGAACGGGAAGGTAGCGCCGTAGCCATCCCCCGTGCTGATCAGGACCATGTGCGTGGTGGTGGCGGCCTGCTGCGCGGCGGTGGCGGCCTGCTGCTCCTCGTGAATTGCGCGGCCAACGGCGGCGAGTGCTGCGCGGCTGGGGCGGATGCGGCGGGCCATGGTGGGCTCCTTGGTGTGGGGCGGGGCGGTGCTTACAAGGAGAACACTACACGGCAAGTGAGACGACCCTACCAGGAGAGATCGGAGTTTCCCCTGGTAGGGCCGTCTCATGAATTTCCGACTACGTTACCAAACCGTGTTGAGACCCGGGGGTCACAGGTGGACGGTCATGGTGACCAGGTCGGCCCCCACCTGCACTTCCTCGGCCAGCGCAGCCAGCATGTCGTCCACGCTGGCGGTGTCGGCGGGCTCGGTGTAGGGCAGCTCCTGCGCGTCCGCCCACACCTGGTCCCAGTCACCGGCTTCGATTTCCTCGGTCAGCTCCAGGGCCATGAGGAAGCGCCGCACGGTCGGCTTGCTGATGTGCAGCTCGTGCGCCACCTGCGCCACGCTGGCCCCGTCGTCCAGGCGCTCGCTGATCCACTCGGCGGTGTCCCGGCGGGTGCTGCCCAGCGGGGCCAGCTCCAGATGACGCGTGGTGCCGTTGGCCCGCACGCTGTAGGCGGTCAGGTTGCCCGCGTCCAGCATGGCCTTGGGGTCGGCGATGATCTCGGTGGTGGTGGCGGCGAGGATGAACTCGGTCATTGCGGGCTCCTTGCGGTGTGGGGCGGTGTGGTGCTTGCAAAGAGAACACTAGCCCCCACATCGAGATGGGCATCTCGTCGTCTACCAGGGGAGACATCTCATTTCCCCTGGTAGACGAGTCTCGAATTCTTTCCGGTGTCAGATTGGTAACGCTCTGTTTCCGCTGGTTACGGCGTCGGCAGCCAGTCGACGGGGTGGTGGCGCAACTGCACGAACAGGGCAGCCAGCGCCAGCGCTACCGCCAGCAGCAGGACGAACGCGACGAACGTCTTCACCAGCGCACCTCCGGGGCACCGCCGGGGAACTCGGCGAACAGCACGTACAGGCCGAAGGCCAGCAGCACGAGGAGGAAGAGCTGGACGAGCAGGCGGCTCATCCCTGCACCCGCCCGCCGACCGAGAGAACGGACGACTGCTCCGGGGTCACGCACAGCAGCCCCGTGGGCCACGCTGCGCCCCCAGCGTCGGTGCCGTCGGGCCGGTACAGCACCGCGACCGTACGGGGCTGCTGGTCGGCACACGCGGCCGACCCGGGGGTGATGCTGGTCACGACCCCGGTCTTCGGCGCGACGGGGGCGGTGCTCTCGCACCCCTTGGCCGCCATGATCACCGGGGCCACCGCCAGGCTTGCCGCCACGATCAATGCGCGCGACTTGAAGCTTCTCACGATTCCTTCTTCCTGAATTCGAATTGACCGAACATCACTACTCTAGCGCCCCCGCCGCAGCGGAGATCAAGAAGAATAGAGATGGACTCAACGCAATAGACCCCACCGGGGGTTACCCCCGGTAGGGCCATAACGTCTACAGATTATTTCAGAAACTCGTGTACCGATCCACGTACTCGAGATTTTCCTCACGGCTGTACGTGTTCACGTAGTACATGATTTCCTCGCCACTATCCAGCAGCAGATTACGAAGGGCGTTGGCGTAGTCCATGTCCCCGTTGGCAAACACGACCAACGCGGCTTTGAGCACCCGTTCGCACCGCTCGTACTCGCTGTGGTTGTACGGGGTGGCCAGGTTGGCGTCTACCGTGCCCTGGTACGCCTGGTCGACCAGCGTGGCCAAGCTGGGCAGCGTGGCCGCGTGGTTGCGGCACTGACGCCGGGCGTACGGGGTAGCCGCGTGGCTACACAGCTTGTGATTGATCTGCGGCTTGCGGGTGCGGGTGGTGGCCTGCGGGGAGCGCCGACCATCGGCGTCAACGTCCCCCTGATCCAGGTCCCGCGCGATCGTGGGCTGGTCGGTCGCGGCAACACGGTTGCGGTAGGCGCGCACCTCCTGCATCGGCAGGCGGGTCGGGCCAGGCTGCGGGACGACGGGGGTGGGGCGGGCGGCCTGTTCGGCGTGTGCCTCATCCCACGCCTTGGCGATGACCTTCAGGCATGCCTTGCAGGTGACCTGACCGCGACGCCAGTACCAAGTCACCTGGCCCCGCCCTGCACCAGCCACGTTGCACAGTGTGCCGTCGACCCAGTGCGGGGCATGGTGGACCTTGCCGGTGAGGCTGGTCAGCGTGGTGGTCATGGCGTGCTCCCTGCGGTGGTAGGTGGCCGAACACGACTAGCTAACCACACGTCGAGACGACCCCTACCAGGAGATTCTCTCGTTTCCCCTGGCCGAAGTCGTCTCGAGTTTTCCGGTGTCGGTTCGGTAACGTCTCGTTTCAGCTGCTCAGACCCCTGCGGATCAACTCGTCGTCCAGGCTGTCGACCATCATGATCAGCCGGTCGTCGGGGCCAGCCGCCTCGCCCCCGAGCACCCTGCGCAGCTCGGTCAAGGTGGTGTCGGTGAGTCGGGCCACGCCGGTCAACCACCCGGGGTGAAGGTCGAAGTCGTCAGCCGTAGTACCGAGCGCGGGCTTGCTGGTGTTGGTCATGCCACCATTGTCTCACGCATTACGTGAATCGAGAGATCCCATTCTCTCGGGTCAGACCCGGCGGTGGTAGGTCATCTTGCCGCAGAGACACCAGCCGGTCTCGTAGTGGTACTCCTTGCCGTTCTCGCGAACGACGGGGTGTGTGGTGTACGCGGTGGTGCAGGTGTGGGCCATGCGATTCAGAGTATCATCGGCCCGACGCTCCGCCGAGTCCACTTATGCGAAAGCCCCGGTGCTGCCGGAGGGCGTCTCGGGAGCGGGAGAGTGCTCAACCGAGCTCTAGCAGCACCGGGGCTTTCTGGCGGGGCAGGTTCGGCCACGAACTACCCGACAGTGCGGGGCTCGGCCTCGGCAAGTCGGCCCCGCACTGACCACAGTGTGCCCGGGGAGAGCCAGGCACACCAACCTTCTACACTCAGGCGGCTTCGCCGTGGTGGTAGCGGCTGTTCAGCGACCGATGACCGCCCATGCCGAACCGCGCGGTCGCGTCGATGACGACCGGATTCACGGTGTGCTTCAGGAATCCGTAGTAGGCGGCGACACCGGTGATGAATGCCGCGAAGGCGTTCACCAAGGCATTGCTCCAGTCGAATCCCTGCGGGCTCGCGAAGAACTCGGTGAGCACACCCGTCGCGAGCTCCAGGAACAGCAGGACCGTAGCCTTCAGTCCCGCGCTGGCGTTGGCCTTGGTGACCACGCCGACCAGGATCGGCATCAGGACACCGAACAACAGTGCCCATTGGTTCAGGTCGAGAATCACGTCTTGTCCTCTCCGGTAGTTTCCACCGAGAGCCGCGTCTGCCGCAGCGCCTCGGTAACCGCCTGCTTGACCTCCGCCGGGCTCGCTCCGGAGAACGAGACGCCGAGCTTCTGGAACGCTTCGGCCAGCTTGTCCTCCTCGATGTCCGAGACCGCCTGCTCCGCCGCGCGGGAAGCGCTGGCGTTCGTGCCTACGATCCAGTCCGTGAGGGGGGCGGTGTACTGGTCGAAGGGGTTGGTGATGGGCGTCTGCGCGACCATGTCCTGGAAAGCCTTGGCGAGTTCGTTCGGGCCACCCTGCCGAACACTCTCCGCCGCAGCCTTCATCGCGTTCGTGAATCCGTCACGCGCTTGCTGCTCAGACATTCCGCCTCCTCCGAATGCGTGATCCCACGAGCAGTAGAGCTCGAGGATGTCGGTTGCCGTCCCGAAGATCCGGGGCTGATAGTTGTTCTCCTGCCAGGCGTGAATCCCCGGCACGTGTGCGGAGCGCGCCCCGCACTGGACGTAGAAGCTGGCCCACCCCTCCCGAATGGCGTCCCGCATGGAGTCGTAGAAGCCATAGAACCCGGAGCGGTCCCCCAGCACCGAGCGGAACCCTCGCATGTACTCAGCCAGGTGCGCACGGGTCAGGGTGGGGTATCCCTGCTTGGCGTAGAAGCGGTCCATGCACGCGGTGATGTGGCTCTCGCCACGCCACCCGACTCGCTCGGCGTCAGCCTTCGCGACCAGCGCGTGGTCTCGGCCTCGGTTGTATCCGCCCTCCATGTCGGAGTAACCGATCTGATGGAACAGACTGACCGGACGACCGGCTTCCCAGTGTCGTCGGTACATCCCCGGGTAATGCGATATGCACTTCGCATTTCCGGGATAGCCGATGTATCGGTCGAGCCACTGCACCGGGCGTTCCCCGGGGTTCTCCCGCTGATAGCGTGTCAGCTCTTCCGGGGTGAACTCTCGCGCACTGTAATCGCGACCCCAGAGAGTGACATCTTCAACCCTCATCCTTCTCCCTCCTCTCCTTTCTCGCTCCTCTTGAGCTCTTTCCTCATCCTATGGTACGTGAGCACGGAATACCAGGCGAACAGGAAAGCGCTCAGGACCATGAACATCCGGATAGTCTCGCGAACCCATTCGATCGGAATGAATGAATTCGCCATCGCAGCGGCATACAGCGACAGTAGACCGAGGGGACCCGACATGAGATACCGGCTCAGGGGTCGGCGGAACCATCGAGCGGTGAAGTGGTAGTAGGCCACGAACACCGCTGCCCCGAGGAAGCCGCCGACCAGGAGGAGAAGGCGGACCAGTTCAAGCGGGCTCACGGCTCTTCGCCCTCTCCCTCTTGTGCTCTCGCAGGAACATGAAGGTTCGCCACCAGACCACGAACACCAGGAACACCAGGGCCTCGAACATCAGGAACGAGCGGCCGGGAAAGTCTCCGAAGGCGATTCGCAGCATGTACGCCGTGAGCGCCTGCGCCACCGCGATGCTCATGGCCATCAGGTGTCTTCCGAATCGGCCGTGGATCCAGCGGCCCTTCGTGGCGACCCAGTACAGCACGACGAACACCCACCCGCCGAGCAGACCGAGCCACACGAAAGAGGACCACAGAATGGCCCATCCGCCGGAGAGAGAGTCCGTAAAGCTGCTCACTCGATAACCCCTCTCAACGCCATCTTCAGCGCGTACGCGAAATGATTTTCCACGTTCTCCCGGCGCAGCCTCTGCGCCACTTCCTCGGCGTCTTTCCTCTCCCCCTTGCTCTTCCGCAGCTCTCGGTTGGCGAGGATCATCTCTTCTTGCGCTCGGCGGAGATCGCTCTGGGCTGCGGGAGCCGCAGGGGGCGGGGGCACTTCATCCCTCCCCAGAATCCTCTTGATGAACTTGTTCATCCTGTTCCATTCCCGTCGGTGTCACTGGTAGCGATCGTGCGGAGAGCCTGGACCAGCTTCTCCACGGTGTGGGCTGTCTCTATCTGCGCTGGAACAACCCCGTTCTTCTCAGCGAGAGATTCCTTGTACGTGAGCGCGACGCTCTTCCAGGTCTCCGCCCTGTTATTCGACTCCTCGAGGGCCTTGTCGTGGGTGTCCTTGGGGATCAGATTCCCTCTCAGGACCTGCCAGAACACCCACGAAAGAACCGCAATCGCGCCACCATTGGTCGCGAAGGGCAAGACCTCGGCGGGGGTCAATTCTTCTCCCTTCCGCCCTTAGGGGGCATTCTCTCCACTGCGTTCCTTGCGGAGGTTCTCGTTAACGACCTCCAGGATGGCGATGCGCTCTGTGGCTTCCGCCAGCTTACCGCGATACCAGTCCAATACCTGGACGAGCGGGACTTCGACGGGGTTCGGGGTGTTCGAGGTCGGTCGAGACATGACGCTCCTTTTAGAGATTGACACCGGTGCTGCCGGGGTCTTCGCTCTCGTCGTAGGCTTTGATTTCGATCAGTCGGTTTCCGTCTGCAAACAGGGTAGCCGTGCCCGAGCCCAGCTCCCGCGCGAAGCACAGGAGAAAGCTGTACGTCGTATTCGACCCCGGAACGATCGTCGCTTCGAGCTGACCGGTGTTCCCCCAGTTCTCGAAGATGAGCGCCCCGGGAAGAACGGTAGAGGCCGTGGTGGCAGCGGCTCCGCCGACCGCGTACCTGATCTCGCACCGCATGGTGTCTGCCGTGTTCGTGGAGGTCGGGTGCAGAGAACCCGTTCGCACGGTCAATGCTCGCCCGGGGATACCGGGGACTCCGTCCAGCCGCGCGACCGCAACGGCGGAGTTGCTCGTGGAGCCAGCACTGGTCGTCGTCCTGCGATGCCGCTTCACCAGGCGTGGACCCATCGGAACCCACGAGGACGTGACGCCGTCGTACTGCCACAACACATCCCGGTCGACAGTGACCGCAAGTTGGCCGCTCTTCGGGAAATCGACGGCAGAGAGGTCTGCCGGATTACTACAGATCGCCACGTTCTGAACCCGCCACGAGCCCCCGTCCCACGTCTCGAGCCAGTCACGGTCCGTGCGGTAGAACGTGAACCCCTCGTACAGCCCGACAGTCGGCCGAATGGAGCTCGAGAACATCGTGGCCCGAGGGCTGGTCCACGTCGAGATCGCCGAGCGCCAGATGCCCTGGAAGCCTGTGTCCGTCTCGTAGATCTGTTGTCCGTCATATGGCGTCGACGGCCGCGTGGCACTCGTGCACATGACGACGCCGATGTTCGCGTCAATCTTCAGCGAATTGCCGTTGACCACGTCAACGTCGTAGTTCTCGGTATCCGCGTCCATCTGGAGACCGAGCCTGCTGGTGAATGTCGGCATCGTTACTGATCCTCCCAGTCCGGAGCCAAGCCGTAGTTCCGCATCACTGCGTTGCGCTTCTCCCGAATTCCTTCGGGGCGAAGGGTGATCTTCTTCTTGAGCTCTTCCATCGCCGAAGCGGGGCCGGAGCGCGTGCTGATCCGCCACTTCAACTTCACCCGAGCGCACCGGGCGAGATGGTGCTTGCGAGCCGTCTTCTGGTCGGGCGCGGTCGCCAGAGTGGTGAGCCCGTCATTGGTCTCCCCGACCCCGAGAATCATCGCCCCCTCTGCGATGACCATCTCGACGAGCTCATCCTTGCTCATCTGGCCATATTCCGCGATGCGGTGCTCGAAGATAGACGGGGGCATCGAGTATCGATACTGGCTGTAGGCCACTCCCTCGTCGTTGATCATGTCAAACCACAGGACAATCCTCCAGCCTTCCTCGTCCCGGAAGTCCTCAATGCGCGTGAATTGGAGTTTCATGCCGTCACCCTATAGGCCGCCCAGAAGAGGCTGATCGTGTTCGTGGCGTCATTGGTCAGACCCCACACCCATTTCGAACCGTCCCAGTCATTCGCCAGGCTGACTGTCACGGAGAACCCGTTGGCGTCATATCCATTGATCATGTGCCAGCATCGCGGATTCGTGGCGGCTCGGACCCCGTAGGTCGGAGCCATTGTTCCGATCATGGTCTGGCCGTAGGCGACGCCGTACGTGACATTCGAACCGCCTGCGTTCAGAGAGGCCCCCGCCACCAAGGCGTCTCGACCGCCTCCCTGGCTGGCTCCGCCGAACCACCCCTTCATCTGAATCTTCCCCGTGTCGTTGAACCACAGGAAGGCGTCGTAGGAAGAGTTCTGATATCCGAAGATAGCCCCGGAGGAAGCCAGAGCCAGGCGTCCGCCCTCCGCGATGCTGGACGAGGAGGTGAACTTCGCCCCCGACATGAAGATGCCGTTACCCAACGACCCCAGGATGTTCGACGCGGCCTGCGCATAGATGAACCCGTCGTGAGCGAGATTCCCCGGATGCCATCGAATCTCGGGGCTGTAGGTGCTCCCGGTCTTCGGAGCCAAGACGACGCGAGCTCCGGTCCCGAAGTTCGACCGAAGCTCACCCTGGATCACGACATTGCCGTTGGTGTCAATGAGAACCGTCTGGTCGTTCGAAGCGTTGTACGCCTCGAATCCAGTCGGCACCATCTGGACGCGTGCCCCGCCCTCCAGGCCGGACATGATCTTCCCGCCCATCACCCACGTTGCGGTGATCGTCCCGGCGGTGATCTTGCTGACGGTGAGGCTGCTGATGTGCGCGTCATCCACCAGCAGCGCGGTCGCCTGCACGGCGGCCGAGGGGAGGGACTTGTTCCCGTCATTGTCGACCGCGATCACCTTGAAGTAGACCGGGTTCACCGACTCGACGGGAACGGTTCCGACGACCGGGAGATTGCTGGTGATCATCCCCGCGTTGGCGAGCACCTTGCCCAGCAACGTGGAGTCGCTCGGCGTGAACAGCGGCTCGTATTGCCCGTGAACCTCGAAGTGGTGGAGGTCGAGATCCAGATTGTACGTTCCTCCGCTGGCGCGACCCAGCGTGTGCGTGATCATGACGGCGAGGCGACTGGCTGCCACCACGGGCGGGGCAGGCGTGGCAGGGGGCAGCGTGTCGGCGTTGGTCTGCCAGGCAGTAACCGCAGACCAGTCCCCGGCGTTAGGGGGCTTTGCAGCGTCTACGGCGCGGATCTGGGCCTCGTACGGCAGGTTGGTAGGGAGGTCGATGATCAGGGCGTCCAGCTCGCTCCAGGGCACGAACATCGTCTGCCAGGGACCGGCCGGATACGTGATCGGCTGGCGGTGCGTTCCGGCCGCGAGCTCGGCGTGCGTGCGCACCGCGAGCTGAGCGTGCGTGCTGGGGTAGATGGGAGTGCTGGAGGAGCGGTACCTGATCTCGAAGTGATCCCCGTCGAGAATCGTTGTGCCGTCAACATTCATCGGTCGGGTCCACTGAAGCTGAACCTGCGTTCGCGACTCGCCGCGAGCGGACTGGTAGACCGACTGCACGAACGGGGTGATCCAGGTCGGCACCCCGGGAATGGACGTGTCAACGATGGGGCGGGAACCTGCCTGGCCTCCGTCGCCTGCCGTCAGCGAGCGATTGAATCCCCCGACGGTGAGGGTGGACTCGCCTCCGGTCTCAAAGGTCACGTACGGCGTGAGATCGTGCCATCCGCCAAGGATGTCGCGGTACGCCACCCCCATCCCCTCGACCACAGCCCACGTCATCTCCGTGAGGCGCAGCTTCATCGGGTACATCCGGAGACCACGGAACATGATCTCGTTGGAGGCGTCCTCCACGTTGATCTCCGGGTCATAAGCCCAGAGATAGTCCCCGACGGCGACCGTGCCCTTCAGGTCATAGTCGTTGGTGTTCAACGTGATGGCGTTGCGCGGCTCGGTGAAGCGGTTGAGCTGGAGCTGTGCTCGAGCCGGAGCGTTCGTGGCATCGGTGTCTGATTCTGAGATCAACCGGGTGAGGGCGACGGGGTTCCCGAAGAGATCCAGATACGGGTTCTTGGCGGGGAGGATGTCCGCCGTAGCCGTGACGGTCGAACCCTCGGAACCGTTGGCCAGCAACACCGTTCGCGTGGTGAAGTCGTTCATATCCTGCTCGGTGCCCATCCGCCCGGCGAAGGCGGAGAGGAACATGTCCTGCCCCGCCTTGTCCCGTCGGACGAGAGCGGCCTGCGGCACCACGACAAACAGGTCGGACTCCAGGCCCGCGTCAACGCTGCCGTCACCGTTGATGCGCCAGGCACATTCCAGAGTGTCGCACACGTAGTTGAGCGCCTCGCGGGGACTCAGGTACTGGAGCGTCCCCGAGAACGTCTCCGGCACGTTGAAGATCGTGCCTGGCTGCACGGAGGGCGGGAGCAGGAGGGGGATCACGTCCTCGAAGACATCGTTGAGCACCAACGGTTCCTCGATGACGTGGCCCTTGGCGTCCTCGTCCCCGAGCCAGAAGGCCATGCCGACGCCCCGGAGCGCGGTCAGGCTCTCCTGCTGGTCTCTTCCCCGAAGCACCCCGACGTAGCGGCTGTCCGCCAGCAGCGCATCCCCCGCCAAGCGGGGGTCGACCTCCCCGGCGTGGATGGCCACGTGCCCGAAGAACTGGAGGGCGTCCAGCAGCTCCTGCGGTGTCTTGTCCGACAGGGTGAGAGACCACTCTCCCAAGCCCTGCAACGTCTCTGTGACCGGCATCAGCGCGTCACCCCTCGCACCTGCTCCTCGGTGACCCCGAGGTATTGCTTGAACAGATCCAGCGCGAGGTCCCCGGCTGCCGCGCCCCCGACCTGAACGCCGATGAAGGCGTCCAGCGTGGCGGTCGCGTCCTTGGAGAGGGTTCCGGTGGGGCCGTCAACCGCGAAGGTCCTCGTGCTCCCTGCCACATAACGGTTTCCCGCAGCATCGTCGGCACTGGCCGTGAGATATCCGGGGCTGGACGACCCTGCCTCCGCGACGACCGGGGTCAGGCTGAGCGTGGTCCCGAACTGATGCTGGATGTAGAGCTCAAGGAATCGGGAGCCCCGCCGCAGCGTGGCGTCAACCGTGATCCGCCCCGGGTTGAGGGCCTTCATCATGCGGACCGTGACCTTCTCGAAAGTGTTGTGCAGCAACGTGGTCTGCGTGGGGGCTCCCATCGCCGCCCCGGGGAGAACGCCGTGACGCACGTGCCATGCCTTGGCCTGCCACGCTCCGCCGGTCCACGCGGCCACGACCAGGGAGCCGTCACCCGGGTCGATGGTCAGGCGGACCAGGCCATTGTGAACAGTCCATCCCGTGGCGGGGAGAGGCGTGTGGAGTGCCTGGCGCTCGATCCCCAGGTCATCCAGGTAGCGAACGCGAGCGCCGAGGTACTCGGTCGGGGTCGCGGTCCAGTGCGGGTGAACCCCCGTGGCAACGTTGCGATAGACCGTGATCGCCCCCTCGCTTCCCGTGCGGGTCACCACGCTGGGCACGCTGGCCCCCGCGCTGTAGGCCGTATGTGCTGGGGGAGGAGCGTGCCAGCGCTCGCCTGCGCCAGCGTGGTCGTTCGCCCGCGTCAGCGGTCCGGCCAGGCGGGACTCCAGGTCGACCTCGGTGCTGTACCCGATGCGGGTCAGGCGCAGGCTCCAGGGCATCACCGCGACGGCCTCGGGCTGCCACTCCTCGTAGCGCCCCGACGCCTCGTCGACCCAGTAGTAACCGCTCAGATGGGTCTTCTGGCTGAGGCTCAACGAGATCATCTGCCCGGACAGCGCCATGATCTCGTCAGGCCGTTGGCGCAGTTGGGGAAGCGCGAGTCGCCCGTAGGACTCCTGACCCGTGATCTCCAACTGCGTGCCTGCGTCATTCGGGGAGATCTGGACCGAGGAGTCCTCCCGCAGGGAGATCCTCCCCGCCTGAATCACTCCGTATGTCATTGGTAGCTCCTGTCATGGTCGCGGATACCCGACTTGATCGCACCCATGGCCTGCCGCCACTGCGCCGCGTTCGTGGGGTCGAGCGAAGCGTTGATCGGAACCTCCACTCGCTCCACGTTGATGATCGTGGTCGAGCTCCCTCCGCCGCTGGGCAGGAGGGAGCCTGCTGCACCCGCCGTGCCCATGACGCTGGCTGCGGAGGACACCAGGGGGGAGGCAGATCGGGTCATCGGTACGCCACCCGCCATCATGGTCTTCATCGCCGAGCCGACCTTCGTTGCCTTGTCCTGGAGGGCGTTGATCAGACCCTGGCTGGTGTCGGCACCGATCTCGTACGTCAGCTTGGCAGGACTGGAGATCCCGAGGAAGTTCTTGACCGCCTGGACCGAGTCCTTGATCGGCCCGAGGACCGCGTCCTTGATCCTTCCGGCGACCGCCTTGACGCCGTTGATCAGGCCCTCCATCATGTTCCGGCCGATGTCGCCGAGCCAGCTCGCCAGGTTCTTGAGCGCGTCCAGGATGTTGCCCGGCAGGTCTCGGAAGAACTGGATGACGTTCTGGATCCAACCGGAGATGGTGTTCTGGGCTCCGGTCAACGCGCTCTTGATCGTGTTCCACACGTTGGCCAGCGCCGAGGACACGTTGTAGACGATCGTGTCCCAAGTGTGGATCCACCAGACCTTGATTCCGTTCCACAGACCCATGATCCAGTCTCGGATGCCGTTGAAGGCATTCCGAATCCAGTTCACGACGCCGTCGATCGCCCCACTGATCGTGGAGGTGATGCTGTTCCAGATCGAGGTGAAGAACTCGGCGATCGCGTTCCAGACGGAGGTCGCCGTCTCCTTGATCCAGTTCCAGGCGGCCAGCAGAGCCGCCATGATGGTGTCCCAGTTGGCGATCACGATGGCGACCAGGGCGATGATCGCCGCGATGATCAGGACCCAGGGGTTCGCGATCAGCCATGCCGCAGCCATGATCGCGGCATTGAAGACCGCGACAGCCGCCATCCGCACCCACCCCGCAGCCATCACGGCCCAGGAGCGCACCGCTGCCGCTGTTGCTGCCGCAGCATTGACAATGACCGCCCCGGTAGCCCGCGCGGAAGCCGCCGCCCACGTGCCGAACGCCACCGCGCCTTGTCGGAGCTGCATCGCCGTCATCGTGGCCGCAGCACCCATGGTCTTCATGCCTGCGGCGAATCCTGCGGCCAACTTGCCGATCTGAAGAACGGTCCAGATGCCGCGCACGATGCCGACGATCTTGGCGACCACGAAGCCGAAGCCCAGCAGGGCAACGCTTCCCAGCAGGAACCACATGATGGCTTGCTGCACCCCGGGGCTCAGCTTGCTGAAGGCGTCAGCCCCCTTCTCGATCCACTCAGCCAGCGTGCGGAGGATGGGGATGAAGGCCGTGCCGACCTGGATGGCAGCGGTCTCGATGGAGCCCTTCATCTTCTCGATCGCGCCGTTGAGCGTGTCCTGCTTGATCTTCGCCTTGTCCTGCACCGAGAGCTGCGACTCCATCTCGGTGGTCAGGTTGCGCATCCCTTGTGCGCCTTGCTCCGAGATGATGGCAGCAGCGCGGATCGCGTCGGCCCCGAACAGCGTCTCCAGGGTGGAGAACTTCTGCTGCTGGGTCATGCCCTTCAAGGCTTCCTCGAGGACCCCGGCGATGTCCGTCATGGACTTGATTTTGCCGTTGGCGTCGAAGAACTTGTTCCCGAGCCCGTCCGTGGTCAGCCCGAGCTCGTCGAAGAGCCTGGACTGCTGCTTCGTTCCGGGCTGAAGGTTCATCAGCATGGTCTTCAGCGACGTACCCGCGTCACTGCCGACGATGCCGGACTTACCCATCGCCGTGATCGCGAGGGTCATGTCGTCGAACGTGAGCCCGACGAGCTTGCTGACCGCCCCCGCCTGATTCATGGCGTAGGAGAAGTCGTTCATGTCCATCTTGGTGGACGACGCAGCCTGCGAGATCTTGTTCGCGATCGCGGGCATCTGCTCCGCCTTCAGGTTGAAGGCAGTCATGGCCACAGCGGCGATCTCGGCGGCTTCGGGGATGGTCACCCCCTCGGCCGCAGCCAGCGCCACCGCAGCATCCGCCGCGCCGTTCAGCACGTCGTTGACGCTGAGGCCCGCCTTGATCAGCACTTCCATCGCGTTGGCGGCTTCGATGGAAGAGAAACTCGTGTCGGCACCGAGCTGGAGAGCCTTCTGGCGAATAGCTTCCATCTGCTGCTCGGCCTGCTTGCCGCCCGCAGCCTTGACGTTGGCGAGGGATTGCTCGAAGTCCTTGGCAGCGTTGGCCGCCAGCACGAAGCCGCCGACGACCGCGACGGAGTACACCTTCGCCGCCGTCGTGGCGTCTTCCTTCAGGCTGCGCGCGGCGTCCCGCTGCTTCTTCTCGAACGCGGTCAGAGACCGGTCCGCCTCGTCAATGCCCTTCTTCGCTTCTGTCGCGTCGACAACGATCTTTCCCCGGACTGTTCCGAGGTCTCCACCACCCGGTGCCGTCATGGCCGTGCGCTCCCCGTGGCTGCGATGCGGAGGCCGGGAGGGGGCACGGCGGTGCCCAGAGCGCTACACCCGCCGTGCCATGCCATCCGGTGCCTCCTTGGCTACGTCCCTGAAGTGCTTGGTGTCAGCCGTTGCGCCAGGGAGCCATTTCCTGAAGACCTTCTCGCGTGCTGCCTTGCGTTGCGAGTCCTTCTTCGCGTTCTTGGTGGCTTCTTCGAGCGCGCCCTCGAGGGCTTGTCCGAAGTTCCAGACGGCCTGATCAACGCTCCACTGCGTCAGCCAGTCCGCCTCCGTCAGATACAGAGCTTCGCTCGGGCGACACCGCCAGATCTGCGCCTGCTGATAGATCATCCACAACAGATGCGGTTGCCGCGCGAAATCGCTCCAGATCAGTGTCGCCCCCGACGGCGTACTGGAACGCGAACTGCTTGTCCTCCATGTCCACGTCGTCGGTGTAGAGGAACTCCGGGTCGCGCTCGTCGTCGGGGACATCGACGTAGACAGGCTGCTTCTTGGCGTCCAGCAGCGGCTTGCCGTCCGGGCCGATCGCGGGCTTCTTGTGCCACCGCAGCGCAGGCGACACGAAGACGTGCACCGCCACCCGGTCCATCGCCGCCATCCACTCGGCGGCCTCCTCGAGACTGACGTCCTTGGTGGCCTCGTGAGCGCTCGTCCTGCCGGAGCCACTGGCGATCTGCTCCTGGATGACGGAGCGGAGCGTGTCGGGGAGATACCCCGAGCTCAGGAACTTCTCCATGCCCGGTCGGCGGAGCACCGCGTGATTCCCGGACGGGAGCTCGACAGTCTGATTTCGGCCCGCCCGCCACGCCTGCGCGGTGGTGGCCTGCTTCTCCCGGCGCTTCCTTTCGGTTGCGCTGAGGGGCTTCTGTGTGGGTGCCATCCGTGTGGTCCTTCCCAGTGTTCGGAGTGTACGGAGGACTACGGCACCGCGACCGGAACTTCGATCGCCGTGGCCGTCTCGTTGTGCACGAACTTGTAGAGGAGCTCGAAGTGCTCCGTGTCGCTGGCCGGAGCCAGGGAGGTCATCCCGTGCCCGGACGCCGACGTGATCCAGAACGTGCCGTCGGCCATCTCGCCTTCCAACGACTCGTCCGCCTTGCAGCGGGGCAGCACGCAGTGGAAGTCGCCGCCGGACTCGCTCATGGACTGGCCCTCGAGCCAGAAGTCCGGCCGCTGGTCGGTGATGCGCTTGCGGTAGGACTTCTTCTCCGCCGGGGACACACCGCTCAGCGTGACGGTTCCGCCCGCCATGATGGCGTATGCCTCCAGGGAGATGCCGCCCTTCTCGAGCTCCCACTCCACGGTGGCACCCTTGCCCCGCCGCGCCACGTCCCGGTCGTCACCGCGCAGGACCTCGAAGTCCTCCGAGTCGGTGAAGCTGAATGTCTGGCCGTTCGGGAGGTCGACGAGAACCGTCGGCAGGAACGAGACGGGGTCCAGCAGGCCGACCTTGACGTCACGCAGACCGAACGGCAGCGCTTCGCGAGTGATGGTCATTCGATTCTTCCTTTCTGTAACCGGGGTCCCGGAAGTACACGGAGTGATCCAGCGTGCCCGTGAATCGGAACCGGTGGAACACCATCACGCCAGGCTCTGTCCGGCAGCGCGAGGAGCGGCACTTCACCTCGATCAGCTGAAGTCCTTCGACCTCAACGATCCTGGCGAACAGGATGCCGTTCTCGCACCGCAGGTCCATCGCTATCGCCTGGCCGTGCTCTGAGTGGTCGTCCCCGTCGTGGTGCCCGGGGTGCCACCGCCGACCGGCTGCTCTCCCTCGACCGCCTTGCCCGAGGAGGTCTCCTTCGCGGTTCCGGTGGCCTCCGCCTCGGTGTCGTCGTCGGGGATCTCCTGGCGCTCGACCTTGAACTCGCCCGTGCGCTCCTCCAGCCACGCCAACGCTTCCGGGCTGATCTTGGCGTCGTCGGCGTCGAGCCAGAAGCCGTTCTCCTTCTGCCACAGCAGCTTCTTCTTCTGCGTGAACACCCCCTGAGACTTGAAGTCGTCCGAGGACAACTCCCTCGCCCCGACGATGGGGTTCGGCGGCAGATACCGCACGATGGTCTTCGTAGTCACACCAACACCTCCGAGTTTCCGATCAAGCGATAGGTCGCGTACTTCACCGACGCCCGCAGGACGTCATCCGTGAGATCCCGACTGACACTGTCGAGCCTTGCTTCCACCAACCACGTCCGCTCGCCCTCGGCGTCAGCCCATCCCCCTGCACGCCGATGCAGCACCGACTGTACGGCCCGTAGACCGCGCTCCGTGCGTGTGTAGTCGGTGCTGATGTCGTAGGACCACAGCTCCACCAACCGGTCCTCGGTGGTGCCCCATCCAACCGTGCCCTCGCCCCACTTGGTGACCAGGAAGGGGAAGGGCGGAATGAGCCCGTCCGGGGTCCCGAGGTTACCCGAGTCAACAATCCGATTGCCGTACACCGCCACGACATCAGCGTCGCCGGAGAGCACGGTGAACAACAGATGCCGCAGGCTCATCGGTTGGCCCCCAGTCTTTCCAGGAGCTTCGTGAAGGAGGCCAGCACGAGCGGAGCGTACGAGCGCACGGTCGGCATGATGATGGCGTACTTGCCCGCGAACCGCACCTCCAGCCAGATCTGATACTTCACGCTGCCGAACAGCGTCAGCGCGAACACGTACGGCAGGATGATGTCGACCCGAGCGTTGAGACCGTTGCGCGCGTTGCCGGTCTGGTCCTCCCACGGTGCGTTCGTCTTGGCCCGAGCGGCAATCTGAGGCTGGTGGAACCGCAGGACCTGGTAGATGCCCGCGTTCAACGCTGGCCCCATCTTGTGGATGCTCGGACCCAGAGTGTTGCTGGTGAACTCAACGCGCGCCACGGGACACCACCTCGCCCTTCACTTGGTACGTCCGCTTTTCCTGGACGTACGCGATCTCCCCGGTGGTGCCGTCGGGCAGGCTGAAGGTGTCTCCCCGCTTCATGTCGGCGGTGTGCTCGCCCAGCAGCGTCCAGGAGGGCTTCAGCACGGAGCCGTCCTCCAAGCGCCGTTCGGTGGCTACGGTCGCATCTACCGGCATGAGGCGCATGGTCTGCGCGGGCTGCGGAGCGGGAACTCCGGGGAGGGAGCCTCCAGAACCGTTCGGTACGGGGACACTGCGGACCAGCACGATGGAGCGCGGGTCCGCGTCGATGAACGCCTTGGTGTTGGCGCGATGCACAGCCAGCTCCAGGGCGCTCTCAGCCACGGGTCGGCCTCACGATCTTCTGGGAGACCGGCCTCGACGCGAGATCCACCAGGACCGGATCCTCCGTGCCACTGCCGAATATCGCGGCCATCTTCATGAAGTGATCGAAGGTCTGGCTGAGCCGCCGGGAAGAACCGCTCTCGGTGACGTCGTTGAGCGTAGCCAGCGCACCCGCCTTCGCCTCCCACACCTCCGCCGCAGCCCGCCGGAAGTTGAGCGACCCGTCGGTGTTCGCGGTACGGGTCAACAGCTCGTCGAGCTTCTCGTCCGTCCAGCCACCGGTGTCGTCCAGCTCGTTGACCATGTCGCGGAGCTGAGCCAGCTCGGCAGGTGTTGCCATGGCGGAACCTCCGGTCGATGTGTGGTCCGAGGAGGGGCGAGGGCTGACACCGACCCTGACGACCCGCCCCTCCTCGGAGTTCTGGTTACTGCTGGCCCTTCGCGGCTTCCTGCTCGTCGTGCTCGTAGAGACGCGCGATGAGCTCGTCCTGCTTGCCGCCCGCGTTCAGCTTCCGCTCCTTCAGCTCCGCCTGGAGCTCGGGGTACGTCCACTCCTCGTACGGCGGGTCCTCGACGTCACCGTCGTCGCCCTGCTGGCCTCCGGCGACCTGCTGAAGCGTCTGCGCCGGAGCCTGAGGATTGGTGGGGGGCAAGGAGACCTGCGTCGGGGCGGAGGCGTTCGCCACGTACTCTGCCCTCGCCCGCTTCGGGTCCCCGTGTCCGTCCGCTTCGGCGATCGCGTGCCAGCGGTCACGGTCCGCCAGGTACCGGCGGTCCGCGTCGCTCAGCGCCTTGCTCAGGTCGATCTTCCGAGCCATGTCGTTCACCTCCTACAGCGGCTGGTCGGCGTACTCGGCGGGCGGAGTGTAGGCACCGGCCGTGATCTGCATCACGACACCAGCGCCCCGGTACCGGATGCCGGTACCGAAACCACGCTGGTAGATGGCCTCCTGGAGCGGGTAGTCGGGATCCCGCCCCTTCACCAGGCGCAGCCCTCGGAACGCGGGGTTCGCGTGCTCCCGCAGGCCGATGGGGTTCTGCGCTGCGTCCGGACCGCCCGTGGCGAAGCCGACGACGTACTTCGGAGGCATGTAGTCCTCCTGCACGATCGTGGCGGGGCCGTACGACCCGATCACCGTCATGCCCCGGAGGTTCGGGGCGGGCTGGACCGCCGTGCCCCCGTCCGGCGTCCGGAAGTTGACCGGCAGGAGGAACGTCGGGGTGCCCTGCGCCGGGATGAAGTCGTACAGCGCGGTTCCGCCGTTCGCGACGGAGCGCCAGTTGCGCACCACGTCACCCTCGGTCTTGTTCATCATGATCACGATGTCGGCACCGTTGGCCCGCGTGTAGCCGTGGTGCTCCAGGTGCGTGATGATGTCGTCCAGGTCACCCGGGGTGCCTGCACCCGCGTCTCCGGCGCTGATGGTGGCCGCGCCCGACGCCAGGTAGTGCGTGTGGGTGCTGGTGAACTCGTTCGTCTTGTAGTTCGGCGGCGTCACGCCGTCCGTCCCGTTGTAGAACGAGTACACGACGTACGGACGCTTCTCGATGGAGACGTCCCGGTTCTCGTTGTTGAAGAGCGTCCACATGATCTCCTCGAAGAGGAGCGTGTTGTCCGCCTCCAGCGCCATGTTCGCCTGAGCGTTGACCTGCTCGGCGGTGGCGTCGACCAGGAACTCCCACGTGAACCGCGACGCGAGGTCGCGCCAGGCGAAGTCGTACGCCATCCACTGGAGCTCGGTGTCCGGCCGGTACGAACGCGGCACACCACGCTCTGACGCTCGCTCGAACCGCGCCCCACCGGTCCCGATCGGGATGCCCTCGAACGGAACGTTGACGCGGCGGGTGATGAAGTCCACCAGCGGCTGACGCTCACGGTTCTTGAGCTCGACCGCCTGCTGGTACGCCTGCCACAACACCCGCGTGTCGACGCCGTCGATGGTCGCCTGCACGACGTCGGCGGCCTCGTTGGTGCCCGTGGCACCACCCGACTGGATCGGCAGGAAGTGCTGCCGGAAGCGCCGGTCCTTCAGGATGTTGCGCGCGACCGAGCCGTCCGGCGCGATCGAGTCCGACATGGACCAACCCCACGCGGGGAGGATCAGCTTGTCGTTGAAACGAACCTTGGAGATGCCCATCAGTGATCCTCCTCTCAGGGCGTGCGGTAGTCGACCACGAAGCGGTCGATTTCGGTGGTGTAGCCCAGGTTCCCGGGCACTCCGGCAGCGGTGGCCGCGATCACACCTGCCGCCGAGACGCTGTAGCTGGTCCCCGCTGTGACGGCGACGCCCGCGATCTCCGTGCCTCCGGTGATCTCCGCCCGCTTCAGGATGTCGACGGGGTGACCCGCCGGACGAACCTGGCTCAGGCACACCACGCCGACGACGCCCGTGTTGCCTGCGCCCTTCACGATGCGACCGGAGGCGTTCAGACCGACGCCGATGATCTCGCCGACGTCGGCCGCGAGCCAGGCTGCTTCCAGCCGCGCGCGGTGCGTGCCGCTGTAGGGGTCAGACTTGTCGACCCGCCACGTGTTCGCCACGTGTCACTCCTCTCTCGTGTGTCACTTACGCAGGGCGGGGAACGCCTTGCGCAGTTCCTCATCGGACATGTGCCCGGGGGGAACCTTCTGCTTCTGCTTGCCGCCGACCGGAGAGCCGCTCCGAGGCTTCTTGACCGACTCTTCCTCGGCGTCGTCGTCGTTCTTGGCCTTGTCCACGAGGTACTCATGGTCCTTGAGGAGGGTGGCCACCGCGTCGGAGATCCCTTCCACGGAGCCATCTTCGTTGACGTCGAGCTCGTCCAGGTCCGCGAGCTTCAGGGCGGCCTTCGGGTTCTTCCACGAGACCTTCTGGCTCTGGGTCTCCAGGAGGAACGCGTGCTGGCGGGCGAGCTTCTGGTACTTGCCCTCCAGCTTCTCCGCCTTGGTGACCGCTTCCGCGCGGTCCCGCTCCGCCTTCTCGACGGCCGGGAGGTCCTTGTCGCGGATCTGCTTGAGCTCGTCCTCGACCTCCTGCCGCTTCTTGTCCGCCGCCGAGAGGTGCTTCTCGAGCCTCCGGAACTTGGCCAGGGAGACAGTCTGCTCACCGGCAGGCTTCTTCTCCTTGCTGCCCTTGGCTTCCTCGGTGTCGTCGGCGTCGGTGTCGTCCGCGTCGTCGGTGCCCTCGTCACCCGCGTCGTCACCGCCACTCTCGCCTTCCCCGGAACCTCCCATGATCGGCCACAGGGGACGACCACGGAAGAACCCCAACGCGCGCAACGGTTCCCCGGTACGGGGGTCCCTCAGCGTGGGGTGCACGGGCAGAACGGTCTCTTCCATCAACGCCTTCTCTTCCATGGGTTTCCTTTCGGAGTTATCGGTGTTCACTGCCACCGACCCCGCGCTCGCGGACGCGGGTACTGGGGACAGCCTAGCCTGGAAAGTATCCACGGTGGTAGAGGGCCTCATCCACTCTTCCGCAGGGCTGCGGCGGGCGGAGGGGAGGCGAAGTTCTCGGTGGCATCGCGGTAGTCTCCGCGCATCAGTCGGTCGAAGAACTCGTCCTCGCTGACGGTCACCGCCGTGATGTAGCAGTAGCACTGAGGATGCGGTTTCGAGGGAACGTTGTTCGCTTCGTAGACGCCGGGTTCCCCGCCCTTGACGTGGACCTCGTTCGCGTACTGGTCGCAGTTGTCCGCCTTGGGGTGCTTGCGGCTCAGGTTCCATTTCTGCCCCTCGACCCAGGGATTGCCTTGCCCCAACCGAACCTGCGTGGTGTGGAACGCGTTGTTGAGCTCCGTCCGCGCCAGGCGCTTCGCCGCGTACGAGACCCCTCCTGGAACGTTCGGGTCGATCATGGGCAGGACACGCTTCATCAGGTCCTGCCAGCTTCCACCCTGGAGGATGGTGCGGTTCACCGCGCGGTCGACCCATCCCTGACTGAGCGCCCTCGACTTGTACACCTGCTCGCTCAGGCTGATCCCGTTCTGCATCCGCGAGAAGTACGTCTCCACCACTTCCCGGGCGTACGCCTGGTGTGCCCTGACGAGCTCCTCAGGCAGCCGTTGACCCGCGCTGGCAAAGAGGGCGCGGTCCATGGTGTCTACGGCGGCTGAGGCAGCGTCTGCCGCCGCTTGCCCCGCCTGCCTGACCTCCTTGCCCAGTTGTGCCCACAGCTCGCGCTGCGTGGCCATGAGCTGTTGGCGGATCAACGTGAGCTGGCTCCGCTCGACCTCGGCTCCGACCCCCGGGCGGTTGGCCAGCTTCGTGAGCCGTCGAGCCGCGTCCGCTTGCGCGTCAGCGAGTTCCGCCAACACCCGCCGCGTGAGCGCCTCCTCCTCTCGCAGGTAGTACGTCAGCGGCACGGAGGCCAGCGCGGGGGCGGTCATCGGAACTCCACGTGGTCGCAGCGAGGGCAGCGCCGCATCTGGCGCATCCCGGCGTCGATCATCATCCAGCCGCCGTTGTCCGGCGGTCGCCTCCAGTGCGCGGGATCATCCGACCACGCGTGCGTACACCAGAACCCGTTGCGCAGGCGGAAGCGCAGGCGCGCGAACGGCCAGATCCACGTCATACCACCACTTCCTCGGATTCCGTCTCGGGCACGCTGGCGTCCGCGTCGGCGTCCTGCCCTGGTGTCGGCTCGCCGACGGGATCCAGGCTCTGCGACGCTTCCAGTTGAAGCTGCTTCAGCTCGTCGTCGGGGATGGGGATCCCGGCGGAGCGCATCCAGTCGTGCGCGGTGCGCAGGCTCACCACCGGGGGAACCGTGTTCCGCAGCTCCACGACTCGCTTGACGACCTCCGCCTGATTGACCGGGATCTTCGGCCCGACGACGGGGGTGATCACGACCAGTGGGGCGGGCTGTTTGGCCTCGTCCGTCCCGATCAACGGCAGCTCTTCGTAGACCTGGAGCCAGAAGCACAGGTCGTAGAACATCTGGCGCAGCAGCCCGAGGAGAGCCTTGTCCTTCTTCCCCGTGCTGGCCAGCATCGGGCCGAGCCGGATCAACAGGGCGACTCCACTCTCGGCGGTGGCTGCGTCCGCCGTGCCGACGGCAACGTCGCTGGCTCCGACGGCTTCCTTGGCAGCATTGGAGAGTCGGTCGATGTGCTCGCCGTACGGCCCGAGGCTCGTGGTGCCGTTCAGCTTGCGCAGGCCGTTCGCCTTGGTCAGCACGCGCGCCGGACCCATGACCCAGTCAATGGCGTTCCCGTCCTCGTCAACCGGCCCCGCCCCGTCGGTGGCCCACACGCCGAGGCCCTCCATCGCGAGCGTGTAGTCCTCATCGCTGATGGCCTGGTTGATCCCGGCCAGCACCGACTCCAGGCCTCGGAGCTCGCTCGAGCCGAACGGAGCCGTCGGGTCGAAGTTCTTCCAGTGGTAGACCGGGATCGCGGTGATCCCGTCGGGCAGCGGCTCGGGCGGCAGGATCCAGCGCTCGGGCTGCGTCAGGTTCCACCAGTCCTCCGTCTTGAAGACCCCGTGGCTGCGCAGGATCTGCACCACGGCACCGGTCGTCTCGTCGAAGACCTTCTCGTACGTCAGGCGGCTGACCTTCACCTGACCGCCCTCGGTGACCTGCTCCGCGAGGTGGACCTTGATGATCCGCTCCGGGTCATCCACGTCGTAGACCGGGAAGTAGGACGCGGGGTCCGGCGTCCTGATGGAGATGCGCTTCCCCAACGGCTTCAGCGGATCCGCCACGAAGTGCCACAAGGCGTCCGCCCGGATCAGCCCGAACAGCACGTTGATGTCGAACTTGCTGAAGAAGTCCTCGCGGTCGAACAGGTTCTTGAAGGCCAGCGTGGCGATCGCCACGTCCTGCGTGCTGCCACCCGAGAGACTGGGAGTCACGGTGTACGACAGGTCCGGGCAGGTGTACCGCGCCACCGTGTTGACGAGGGTCCGAGCGGTCGGCAGGAAGAGAGGCTGCTCGTTGTCGCCCCGCATCACCTGCGTGAAGCCCTCCTCGGAGGACCAGTAGATCTCCTCGTACTTCTGGTACGACGCGATGCGCTGCTGCTCCAACGGATCCACCCATCCGGGCAGCGTGCCGAGCAGCGGTGCGATCGTGCTGTAGGGAGTGAACACTCCAGGCGCGGTCATGGATCCTCCTTGGTGTGACTGTCGGTCATCCTACCGTCGTGCTGCCGCGCGTCGCCGCCCGCGTGTGTTCCGGATCTTGTGCTCCCGAGGACCGCCTTCCAGTGCGTCATCGCCGTAGTGTCCGGCGAAGAACCGCCCCAGCGCCTCCGGCCAGTGGTTGTCCTTATCGAGAGGCTGGTCCTTCGGGTTCGTGCCTTGCTGCTCCTTGGTCTCCGGGTACTTGTACGCGTCCATCTCTCGCTGACCGTTGGTGCACTGGGGATCCACCGTGAACTTCGGTTGGCGGTCCGGGTGGTCATGCGGCAGGTGCTCGTTCTCGTCCTTGAGCCACTTGCGAATCAGGTTCAGCCGCGTGCGCAGAAGCCCACCGGTCCCGCCCATGATGCGCCACCGCAGCTTCTCCGCGAGCTCGTTGCTCATCTTGGGGTCTTCCGGGTCAGGAAACAGATCCCGGGCTGCACGGGCGAGGGCGGGGTGGCGCGGATCCTGGACGCCGTTCTTGAGGTCGTTGACGACGTCCTCGCCGGTCCGGTGCGTCGCGTAGTACTCGCTCACGACATGCACGCGCTCCCAGGGATCCACCTGAATGAACAGCAGAACCGTCGGATTGGTCCAGCCGTAGTCGCTCGCCACGTAGACCGGGAGGTCCGGGCGGTACCCCATCCGCCGGACGTGCCAGTCTTCATCCCAGTCCTTGAACACGCGGCCGACGTACTGGCTGAACTGCGCCTCGATCTCCTGGGCGAACAGCTCCTCCGGGAGGTCCTGGCGCATCTGGAGGATCTCAGGATCCTTCTCCCCCAACGGGAACACGTGCGTGTTGACCCAGCTCGGGAAGCGGAAGCTGGCCCAGCCCACGTCCTTCGCGATGCCCTTCATGTACAGCTTGTGAAACCAGTTCCTGCCTTCCGGCGTGGAGTTGAAGCGTGCCCATCCCCGGAAGTCCGCGAGCGTCGGCATGATGTTCTGCGTCCAGACGCGCTCCTTCATCTTGGCTGCTTCCGCCATGATGACGCCACTGAGGCCTTCGCCGACCAGGTTCTGGGGGTACTTGGCGGACTGGCCGAGCAGCAGGAACTTCCCGCCCCACAACGAGACCTGGAGATCGCCGCCGTGCGGGTCGTAGTAGGTTCCCGGCTTGTCGAAGGGCATCCGTAGCGCCTTCGCTTTGTTGTAGAAGGCCCGGAACTCCTTCTCGGCGTCGCTGTACTCCGGGCCGACGATCCAGAACTCCCGGCGGACGCCCGCGTCTTCCAGCGCCGGTCTGTTCAGATAGGTCTTGTACGCCTCCGGCAGGAGGTCCATACCGCCTGCGGTGCTCTTGCCCGTGCGTCGGCCCATCGCCGCCACGATGTAGCGCTGCACGCACTCGTGCAAGGCACGTTGCGCCGGATTGGGGGCGTACGCCACCTTCGCGAAGAGCTTCTTCTTGCTGATGACGTACGCCACCGGTCAGTCCTCTTCTTCCTGGGGGATCATGAGGTCACTACCGATCTCCAGGAGACCGAGAGCCACGCTGCGCCGGACCTGACCCCCACGGAAGATCATGTTGTGCCAACCGATCGAGTCGCCGTTCTCGTCGAAGCTGATCCCCTCCGTCACGACGATCCAGTCCACGAGGTTCGGTGGTGGACCGCCCTCGCGCACGCCCTGGAAGGACAGGACCTTCCGGATGGCAGCGTCGAGCTCCTCATGCGCTGCCTTCTGTTCCGGGGTCAGTGCCATCGGTCAGCCCTTCTTCTTCTTGCGTCCAGGGCGGTTCTCCTTGAGCCGCTTGTCCTTCTTCGTTCCGGGGTTCGGCTTGCCTCCCACGTTCCTCACCTCCCTTCGCACGCCGTTCTCGCCGCTCGGTCCGGCGGAGGATCCGCTGTGCGGCCTTCTGGGTCCGGATCACCTCGTCGGCCGCACGGCGCAGCTTCTTGTCGAGCCTGCTTTCCCGGTGCCTCATCCGTTCTCCAAGGCCCGCAACAGCATCACGACGTCTCGGTCGACCCGGTCCCACGCTTCCAAGCCAGGCTCTCGGCTCCGGGCGTCGGCGAGGATGGTGTCGCGGAACCACCGCAGAAGCCGCGCCATAGCCTGCGTCTCCACGATCCGCCCCAGCTCCCGGATCTCCTGGAGCTTGCCCTCGATCTCCGACCCGTGGTCGTACGCGCTGACCTCGTCGATCAGCTTCTGGAGGGAGTGGAAGCGCTCGCGCTCCAGCTCAATATTCGGGCTCACTGAGGCCTCCTTCGGGAGAGTTGGTCTAGCGCCTTCTTCCAGTCACCGCTCGGCTCCCACGCCGATCCCATCACGTCTCGGATGGCCGCACGCATCGGCCCTTCGCTGCCCGTGTCCCGATAGACCTGTAGGGCGGCAGGCATCCTAGCCCGCAACTGCTCGCACTGCGCCGGGGTGGCCGCTGCCCGAGCTGCCCCGACGTACAACACGAAGGCCATGCCCTCCGCGAGGCTCATTGAGGCCTCCTTCGGGGGCTGCGGCGGACGGGGCGAGGGGGGAGCGGTTCCTCGACCAGTTCCGCGTCATGGATCTCCTGCTGTACCACGGCGGTCAGCTCGGCACGCGCTGCCTTGGCCTGGACGACGTACTCGTCCGGCACCTCAACGACAATCTCGTCGATGATGCCCTGCCACGGGCTGTCGTCGATCACTTCCAGGCGCTCGGGGACCTTGCCCTCGATGCGCTCGATCACGAACTGGGCTGCGCGCAGGCGGTCCGACGCGGTCGCCCCCTTCACCTTGCCCTGCGCCACTTGCACCATCGCGTCGATGGCGTCGAGGTAGCTCTCCTGCCACATCCGCTTGCCCCGCCGCATGAGCTCGCGGATGCAGGCTCGATGGAACTCGCGCGGCACCCATGCGGGCGGACGCCCGGTGAAGCCGCCCTTGCTGTCCTTCAGCTTGCCGTAGACCAGTTCCTCGGGGTCCAGCGTCTCGACGAACTCTTCCAGGGACATCCCCGTATCCTTCAACGTCCTCAGCATCCTTCCCCAGCTCCGAGCCGTCCGCACCTTGCCTCGGCGCTGCTGGCGTGCCGTCATGTGCGGCAGGAACCCACTGGTACGACTGACCTTCAGGAGAGGACGGACCCCCGGGCGGATCGCCCGACCGTGCATGATGCGGGCGTCATCCACGGGTTCCGGGTTCGTGGCCTTCTCGGGGTTGCCGAGAGCCCGCGCTTCCTGCTTCCGGAGCTTCGCCCGCTGGGCGGCAGACTTCAGATCACGCTCGGTGAGCCGCTGGGGGTACCAGTCCTCGTCCATGACCGCCTACCGGTGGATCTTGATGAGGTCAGCGAGGGTGTCGCGGAGGACCTCGTAGTTGGTGCGGTGCCGTTCGTCCTTCTCGGTGCGCACCAAGGCGTCCAGGTCACCGTGCACGGTCTTCAGCTTGTCCAGCAAGGACAACCGCTCGTTCCGCTCCACGAGGCGCGCGTCGTCCAGGTTGTCGATCACCTGCCGCTGGTTGCGGAGTCGCTGCTCCCAGCGCTGCTGGAAGGCGTCCCACTCCTTCTCGCTGATCGTGATCTGCCCGGTGCCGGGAGCCGCCTGCTTCACGGCTTCCGTGCGCTCCGTCATGCCCGGAGTGGGGAAGACCGGCTTCTCCAGATCCGCCTGCTGACTGTCCACTGACGTCACCTTCCTGTGTTGTCTCACGCCGTCCGGCGGACGGTGATGATGATGTCGTGCCCTGCCTGCGCCAGCCCCGGTCGGGGCTCACCGTTCACAATGGGCAGTGTCCACGTCGTCGGAACTTCGTTGCGCACCACCCATTCCCCGATCCGCTCGTTCACGTACGGCAGGAGTTCCTTCTCCTCGTACGCCTCCCACGAGACACCGTTCCAGCGGAACAGTGCGCCTCCGTGCCCCTGGACGATCGACCCCACGAGGGGGTATCCGGGGCGAGGCTTCTCCGGTTCCGTTTGCTCCGACACGATGATCCCCCGACCGTTGTCGCTCCACTCCAGCTCGTACGTCTTCCCTGCCACGAGGGGATGTCCGAACAGTGTGTGGCCGCTCATACCGGCCGCATCCCCTCGCCGCGCGCCTGCGGCTCCCGGTGCCCCCACTCGTCGACCGTACCGCGTGCTCGTGCTCGCAGGTCTTCCCACGCGTGGTAGCGCGCCTGCTCGTCGTAGTCCGTCTCCAGGATCGCCGCGATCTCCTCCAGGGCATGGAGGACACGCTCGTACTGCTCCCGGAGATCCGTCATCTCCTGGTCGCGACGCGCGGCGATCCGGCGCACTTCCTCATCGGTGATGCCCGGTACTCGTTCGCCCGAGGCAGGCAGACGCGTCGCGGCGATGCCCCACGCCTCATCGTCGGTCAGTTCGCTGTTGTGTGCCAACAGCTCCTCGGCGAGTGTCGCCCTCTGCACGGCCAGCTTGCCGCGCGGTGAGGTCAGCTCGCCGAGAAGGGCGGGCTGCGCAGGGACGTCGAGCGGATGCCCCTCCGCGTCCGTGACGGTCTCCTTCGGCTCCCCGTTCACTGGACCGAGGTCCCGCCTGCCGGAGTCGGCTCCGTCGAGGGCGGGTCGTTCGGGTTGGTCCAGCCCTCCGGCGGGGACTTCCACGTGAAGTCGTTCTCCACCTTGGGGTCCTCCGGGTGCCAGTTGTTCCAGGACCCGACGAAGCCGTCCCGCGCGCCCTGCACGGAACCACCGAAGTTCGACGACCCGTTGTAGTTGACCTGAGGGTCCTCCACGAGGACGCAGTTGAAGTAGGTCGCGGCGACGTACTGCTCCCACTCCTGCGTCTCCTCGTTCCAGCGCGTCTCGACCCTGTCGTTGGTCCACTCGTAGACGTCCATGTCAGCCCTTCGCTCGCTTCAGTTCTTCCTGGTACTGCTTCTCGATCGTGTCCGTCGGGTCGGTCGGTTCCGTGGCGTACACCAACCGAATCTGCTCGTGAGGCGAGAGCGCAGGGTCATGCGGCGGGGGAGCCATCGGCCCTCTCAACCCGCCCCGTTCACTGGCCCCCGGGTATCGAATCGACATGACCCTGCCCTCTCATCTCTGACGATTGATCTCGACGGGTTCCATCGTACCGGAAGCCCGCCCGCGACCCCAGAACCAGACCCGCCACAAACCAAACTGCACTCTCCCTAAGGAGGATAATAAGGAGAGGAGAGGAGAGAGAGACTACTACTACTCAGTCGAAAGACGTAGTGCCGCAACGAACACAGCACTACGCCTTTATCGAACTTCGTTGCTACAGCCCGGCGGGGCCGCACCGCGCCAGCAGCATCAGGGCCGCGAACACCAGGACCACCACCGCTCCCCGGAGCTGCCACCCGACGATCATCGGGTCATCCGCCACAGGAGGAACGCCAGCACGATCCCCAGCGCCAGCGGCCACCCGATCGCCTGGCCGACCGCCTGCTCCCACCACGTCACCCCTGCATCCACCGACATCTCCTCAACATCGCTTCCCTGAAACGAATCTCGACCATCTTGCGGGTCACCATGACCGCCTGCCGCATCGCGTCACGCGGGTGGTCCGGCCCCGGAGCGTACAGACCCCAGCGCCGCAACCGCTCATCGGTCACGATGTCTTTCGCGTCGCTGGGCGAGTGCTGCACCACGGGGAAGGGGAGGGCGCGGCCGACGTAGCCCAGCTTCGCGAGGATCCGGACCGGAGCCAGCAGTGTCGCGTCCTCCCCCAGCATCCTCAGATGGAAGGACTCGTACGAGCCGACCAGCACATCCGAGCCTTCCCCTTCATCCCACACGCCCTCCTCCCAGAGCCCGCGATACCGCGCCAGCACCATGTCGACCTGCCCGTTCTCCTCGCCCAGGATCTGACCGCTCTCCCACGCGAAGATCTGGGGGTCGCGCCCACCCAGCACCGTGTCCGTGAAGCCCTTGTCCAGCAAGGTCTCCCAGCAGATGCGGAGGGTCGCCCACCCCGTCACGACACCCGGGTCGAGGCCGAAGGCGTAGAGGTACCGACGCGACCCCGGCTCCTCCCACCCCGGAGCGATCACGGTCCCGGTCATTCCGGCTCCGCCAGCGTCACCAGCGCGAGCAGAGGAGCTTGTACCGCAGCGAAGTACGCGTCGAGGATCCCCCGCTCACGCACGGTCAGCTTCCCCCGCGCGCCCTGCCGCAGCCCGGTCGACAACTCCGCCTTCACCAGGGGGTGTCGGTCGGAGAGGAACGCGCTCGCCGCAGCGACCGTCTCGAACACCGCCTTCCGCGTCTCCGGCGGCATCGCCCGGAAGTGTGCGGACCACCCGGGTAGGAGCGCGGCGGCTCGCGCTTTCTCCGCCCCGGGAGCGGTCTGGGGGTTCTCCTCGCTCACAGCCCGTCCTCCGTACTCTCTCCCTGTCGCCAGGCGCGGTATCGAGCCCAGTCCGCGCGCCGGACCTCGCCGTCCGAGCCCATCGAGCGCTCGACAGCCGCCGCGACTTCCTCCACGTCGACCCCGTCCTCACCGCGCCACACCGCCGCGTCGGCCGCGCGGTACAGGTCGTCGAGGGCGCGGTACAGCCGACAGAGCGGCTCCGCCCCCAGCACCACCACCGCGAGCGAGATCCCCACCACGACAACGCTGAAGGCCACCCACGTGTCGAACACCAGGCACACGCCCGACGCCAGCAGCACGATCCCCAGCGCGACCACCGGGGCCACCCATCGAGGCTTCATCACGACCTCCTCCACCCGACGTACTGGGGGCAGATCATGGTGTCGCAGTAGTGAGTCGAGGACCAGCGCCGATGTCCGCACGCGGTCCCCGCCCGCCGGAAGTGTTCGAGGACTCCGGCTGCCGCCTCCCCGGCTGCGGCGAGGACGTGGGGCGGGAGGTCCTGCACGCCCGTGTCCTCGAGCTCCACGAACACGTACGAGTCCTTCCCGCTGTCGCTCGGGACCTCTTCGACCCTCACCTTCATCGCCGCGCCTCCCCGTTCTCCGGGAAGTGGCCCTGCTCCGCCATCATCGCGGCGGCGACGCGGGAGCCGTCCTCCTGGTCGTCCCCGCCCAGAGTCCCGTCCGCAGCCCGGAGCGTGAGCAGCTTCATGTTCTCGTGGATCACCTCGTACGGGTCGAGGTTCAGCTCGGCGCACAGCCGCAGCCAGTACCAGAACGTCCCGCCGAGCTCCTTCACGATCTGGTCGCGGCGGGCGTCGGTCACGCGCCCCGCGTCGTCCCGCACGATCTTCTTCACTTTGTTGGCGGTCTCCCCTGCCTCCCCGGCGAGGCCACACGCGACGTACAGGAGGGCGAGCGGGGCACCGAGACCCGCTTCGGGGTAGATCGCCGTCAGGGCGGTGGTCTTCATCACCGCACGCAGGTTCAGCACCGGGGCGGGTCGCGCCTCCGGCGTGGGGTCATAGCTCATGACGTCTGCTTTCGTTGTCGAGGCCGAGAACGCTTAGCCTCTCGGGAGAATGACACGGTGACAAGGCAGAGCCCAGCGGCATAGGCCAGCAGGCCACCGACCACCTGGACCGCCCGAAGAGCCGTCAGGGGCGCGGTCACACCCCAGTAGACGTTCCCCACCCCCAGCACGAAGAGGGTCAGTCCGACGAGGAGGAAGAGCCAGGAGTGCCGGATTCTCCGCGCCTTCGCCCGGTCCCGGATGATCCTCGCCGCGCCCTCCGCACGTTGGCGACGGCCGCCCACGTGCGCCCGAGCCGTTGTGCTGCCTCGACGCCAGTCAGCGACGTGTCGAGCGCGACGACGAGCTCCTCGGCGGTCCAGGGCTGCCCCGTCTTCGGGGCGTCGGCCGTCTTCCTCTGGCGTTCTTGGTAGTACCGCTGGGGATTCCCTCGGCGACGTTCGGTCACTGCCCTCACCTCCGACACTGAAGCTGTGGATCAATTCGAGAAGGAACTCCTCCGACATCCTGAAGTCCAGGGGGGCCAGCGTGGCGTCCCAGATCGTGGACCCGGGCGGGGGCACGAGGTACGGCCTGCGCACGGTGTAGATCGTGTTCCCCGACCCGAGGTCCAGGTCGGCCGCGACCACCAGCCAGCGTTCGCCGTTCACTGCGGCAAGCCGCGCCCCCACCGGGAGACGCGGCTGCCACTGTTCATTGTGGCCGGTCACGAGGAGAGCCTTCTCGTGCACGCCGGACACACCCTGCCGAGGGAGACCCCGCCCCTGAAGGCGCACCCGACCCTCTCGCCCGCCCGATAGGTATGAGCGCTGTTCAGCGCACACCACCCGGGGCTCAGCGCCGGTCCTACCGCGCCGACGGTGACCCGACTCTTGGTCCCCGTCATCGGATCCTCCCGATGATCTCGTAGACGCACGCCCGGCACCCGTAGCCGAGAACCTTGAACGGCGGTCGGTGCTCCTCGTTGTCCAGGACCAGCACGCCGATCTCGGTGCCGGGCTCGATCTTGTGACCCGGGATCAGCGCGCACTTCCCGGGGTACTTGGCGTTCAGGAACCGCTCGACCAGAACGCCCTCGTACGGGTCCGCCACCGCGCCGAGTCCCTTGCAATCCGCGCACTGTCCGGGCGGCTCCTTCAGGATCTCGTGCTTGCACCGCTCCTCAGACACAGCCGTCTCCCGTCATCCCCATGGTGCGCGGGGACGTCTTGCGCTCCAGGCGCTCCACCCGCTCCCGCAACTCCGCGAACGCCGCGATGACCGCTTCCCAGTCTCCCGGCGTCACCTCGACCAACAGGTCCTTCTTCTGGTCCATCAGATCCTCCGAAACTGTAGCGACACGAACAACTTGCCGACGCGGACCATGAACCCATTGGCCTTGGTCCACGAACCCTGTTCCCGCAACACGGGACCACCGCCCTTCTCGGCCTGCGTCACCACGAACCACGGGTGCAGGCGCGGCCGGTCTCCCCACACCACCCACAACCACCGGTCGTAGTGGCCGTAGAGGGTTCTCTTGGTACCCATCACCACCCCACGTGTGTGCTGGCGTTGGCACACTGGCCGTTGCCGTCTAGAGGCGTGTTGCACGTGCCGTACGCGTGCCTGCTGGTCGCGTTGCGCGTGCTGGCCTGCTGGCACCGGGGACCGCCGGTCCGAGGGCGTGCTCGTACGGGCTGCGGAGGCAGGGGTCGGGGCGGGTGATCGCGGTGGTACTTCTCCAGGGCGTCCGCCATGTCGCGGAGCTGCGCCACGCAGTGCGGGATGTCCTCCGTCTTGATGGTCACGCTGCCCATCACGCCGACGGCGAAGACCCGGTTTCCTTCCAGGGACCCGAGATACGTGGTCTGCGTGACGTTGTTGAAGCGCTTGAGCCAGGTCATCTTCGCGTACTGCTGGACCGACTCCCCGCTCGTCACTGAAACCACTCCCACGCACGCGGGTTGTTGATGACCAGCGACCAGATCGCCCACATGGCCAGGAGCAACAGGACCAGGCTGCCGATCCCGCTACCGCTCTTCTTCTTGCTCATCGGACCGGGAACCCCATCTCTGCGTTGAGCCACAGCAGGAACACCACGACCAGTACGGGCGCGACGAACACCGACACCAGCAACCTCATGCGATCAGCCCCTCTCCGGCCATCACCAGCACGACCACAACCACCAGCGCCACCACCAAGAGCGCACCCGCGATCACCCGCCCGATCATCGGGGGTCCTTCCGATGAGCTAGCCAGAACAGCAGCTCCGCGAGACCGATGGCGAGCGCGCCGAGCACCGCGCACCGTACGATCTCTCCGACGACCAGACTCATCGCGCAGCCCCGGGGTCGGCCAACCACTCACGCGGGTCGATGGCACCGATGAACACGGGTTCCCCGCCCTCGTTACGCACCACCGACTTCGGGCCGACGCCCGAGACAATCGGACCGTCCTCCACCACGTCGTGCTCGCTGCCCCACTCCGAGGGCTGCCGACCGATCTCGTGGTTGGCGTCGACCCGGTTGCGGATGCTGCACTTGCGGTCGAGGTCCATTGCGGCGAACTCGCACTTGCCCGTGAGGTAGCAGGCAGGCCGGAACAGCTCGGCGATGAGGTCGAACTGCCAGCACGAGGATTTGAAGACCGGAAGCTTGACACCACCCGGTCGAGAGGCCTCGTTAACGGTGTAGGTGATCGTGCGACCGTACCGGCGCAGCTCCTGCACGAAGGCGATCCAGAGCGCGCGCCACTCGAACTGAGCCTGCGTGCACAGCCGCGACCCCGCCTGCTCGGCGAAGTTGCGGAGGTCCGTCTTGTAGTTGAGACGCGTGGTGATGTTGTGCGGCAACAGTCCTCGCGCGTCTTCGGCAGGCATCCCGCTTTCGACAAGATAGCTGTACTGCGCTTCGACTTTGGACAGCGCCTGATCCCAGGCCCATCGCTTCTTCTCTTCCTCGGTTTCCCGCGCCATCCTCTCCGAGACGTACCGGTCAACCGCAGGGTCACCGGCGTCGGCAGGCGCGAGCAGGCTGAGCGCCTCGCCCTCGTAGTGCCTCCACATGCCTTCAGTCCCCACCAACGACGGGGGCAGCGCGACCCGGTCGGTGAAGTCATCCTCCACCACAGCGAAGCGCAAGGACTCCTGGGCGAAGACGGCCGTGCGCTGCCGCACCATCTGATGGGTCAGGGACCGCGTCACCCCCTCGACCATCCAGTGCAGCGAGACCGCCTCGAACGGTGCCTTGAGGCGGGTCTGCTTGATCTGCTCGAACATCTCCCGGCGCTGCTCGTCGGTGACGTCGGCGAGGTCGCGCACCACGATCCCCTTGTACATCAACGCGAACGCCGCGATGGCACCGAGCGGGTCGTTGTTCATGTGCAGGAGATGCACCTTCGGCCCCGTGGTGGCGTCGAGCGGTTCACTGCGGAACATGGCCGTGTCAGCCCAACGCTGGACCTCGGTGCTCCTCCTCTTGCGGGAAGTCGAGCTCACGCCCACCCGGGCGTCCCATTCCTGGCGGGTGATGCGGTCCCCCCAGGGGCGGGGCAGGTAGTCCTCGGATTCGCTGACCCGAACGCGGAAACGCCACCCGTCGGGGTCCATCACCGTCACCCCGTCGACCACCGACCACTCGTCGGGGGTGTGCAGGCGCGAGCCCTCGTGCTCGTTCAGTTCCTTGTCGTTCACCGATATCCTCCGGCGTAGTTGATGCACTCGGTCTCGAAGCAGTGGCCGCTACGGTCTCGCGCCTCGTGACCGCACGGGTCCTCGCTGTCCAGCTCGGGCTCGGCGATCACGAGACCCATGTCCCGCAAGGCTTTCGCCGCCCTGGTGATCTCGGGCTCGACCCTGCGCCAGGCGGTCGCCATCTCGTGGGCCAGGAACAGCACCGGGAGACCGCACGCGGCGGCGACCTGCATCTCCAGGCGAGCCCCCACCGAGGACTCCCACCCGGGCAACATCCAGATCTCGTCGGCGTGGCGCAGCATCTCCACGAGGTCCGACCGCAGGTGGCACGCTGCCGCGTGCCGCGCCCCCTCCGAGCGGTACCCCTTCGGGCACTCCCCCTCGTGCACAGCAGGCAGAAGGTCATGCGGCACGATCGCCTCGTACCCCTGGGCCTCCAGGTACGTCGCCACCGCGCGGAACGCCTTCTCGTTGCCCTCCGGGTATCCGGCGATCGGCCCGGACAGGTACACCACACGACGGTTCATTGCTTCTTCTCCTTGCCCCACAGCGTTTCCCGGACGGAGCCGCGCACCGACTCCGCCCCGTCCCTACGGCCCTTGAGGTACACCGCGACCAGGAGAGCCAGGAGCAGCACCACGAGCATCATCTCGCCGCTCACGGCTGCTGCCCCCGCAAGTGCTCGAGGATCTTGTCTGCGGCCGGACGCCAATCCCAGTACGCCTGCTGGGCTCGGTAGTTCTCGGGTTCGGCGGACCCGGTGCCCTCCATCCACGTCCAGTACTCCGGCCCCAGGATCACGTCCCGAGCCACCTGGCCGACGCCGACCGGGTACTTGTGCACGGCCACGCCCTGAGCGACCCAGAACGCCGCGCACGCGCATTGCCACTGCGACCCCGGTCCGCACTGGTCCGGGTACTGCTGGGGCGGGTAGCACAGGTGGCTGACCGCGACCGGCCGCACCCATCCCCGCTCGGTGATGAGCCTAGCCCCGGTCAGCGCTTCGGTCTGCCGGACGCCAGGCTGCGGGTAGCGGGAGGGCGGGGAAGTCGTCCCACCGTGCGCCGCGCGTCCGAGGGAGGACCCGAGCATCTCCCGCGCCCCCTCCAGCCTCTCCTGCCGAGACCTTCTCATTTCTCTCCTCCATCGTTCTGCTCCTGCGTGTAGGTGATGCCCCACTCGTCGGCCAGTGCTTCGATCACGTCTCGCATCGCGGTCAGGTAACCACCGCGCCAGGCGGACCGCCGGGACTCCAGGGTGTGCGGCGGGTCGCTGTAGTTCTCCTCGTTGTCGGCCAGCTCCAACACACTCCGCACGCCCTCGCGGAGGTCGCCGTCCTGGAGCTCCGGCGCGTACGTCTCCTCGTTGACCTGCCTGAGGAGACCCTTCATCATTTCCTCCATCAGATCTTCCCGCTCGGGAGCGTCGGCCCCTCGACACCGCGCAACCGTTGCGGTTGGCTGATGACGGGTCGGACCCCCTCCCGCACCGCGATCATCGCGTGTCGGAACGGGGCGGGGAGCACCACGTCCGCCGCCTCCATCAGCTCCCCCAGCGCAGCAGCCAGCGAGGGCCACTCCATCGCCAGGCGGTACGCGCGGAAGTCTCCCTGCTCCTCGATGACGGCGATCACGTCTTTCGCCTTGTCTGCCATGGCGATGTTCAGCTCCGGCACAGGAACTCCTCTACAGTTCGACCGCGCGGTACAGCTTCCCCGCGCTGTCCTGAATGACGACGCTGCCGTCCCTGGCTGCGCCGATCTCCTCGAAGATCCGCTTCCCCGGGTCCACCGCCGGGGGCGCGTCACGCAACACCCACGCCCGCCCCCGGATGACCACGGTGATCGAGTAGTGCATCTCCTTCTTCGCCTTCAGGTTGTTCACCGTGCGCTGTACCAACGTCTCCGAGAAACCCGTGGCGGTGCAGATCTGCGCCAGCGTCACGGTCTGATTGCGGTACTGAAGCAGCACGGCGAGAACCTTCTCGCTGAAACCCTTGGTGTCGCCCATGTTCGCCCTCCTGGTACGGCGGGGTCTCCCCGCCCACTACTGCCGAGAGACACCACCGTACCGTCGTGCATTAACCACACACCAGAGAGAACAGAACTGGACTACTGCTCCCCGGCGTCAAACGGGAACAGCACCCCGTGGTAGCCCACGCTGCTGTGTGCGAGGTCCAAGACCACCCGGTCGGCCAAGGTGTTGGCGTTCAGCCCTTCTGCGCCGACCCCGGGCATCCGGTGCAGGGGCACGTCGCCCCACTGGGCCACGGTCTCGTGCGTCATGGGGGTGTCAGCCAGCAGACCCGGCTCGTACCCCCAGATCAGAACCCGTGTCTCCCAGCGTGCCGTCTCCCGCGCGGCCACCCGCAACGCCATCGACAGGGCTGCCTTGCTGGCGCAGTACGGGATCGATTGCGTGCGCGCGATTCTGGCGCTGTTGCTGCTGATCGCCACGAACTTCTTGATGAAGGACGGCTTCTGCGGCATGTCCAGGAACAGCCGCAGCAACTCCATCGGTCCGGTCACGTTGGTCTCGAAAGAGTCCCCCATGAACATCCGGAGCCTCGACGCCGTCATCCCGGCGGGCTGGTTGACCCCGACCGTGCACACCACGTAGTCCGGGTTCGTGAGCCGCAGAACTTCCTTGAGGGCGTTGGTGTTCCGCACGTCACACGCGTGCTCCTCCGTGCCGAGGCCAGCGGTGTGCACCTCCCCGAACCCCGCCTTCCCCGCAGCCACAGAGATTCTCGCCCCGAGGGATCCGTCCTGGGCTCCCACCACCAGGAGCGTCGGGCCGTTCACTCGGACACGTCCTCGTCACGCAGGTTCACGCGGGGCTTGAGGAACCACCCCGGGGTCCCCTCGGCCGCGTAGTGCTGCCAGTAGGAGAACTGGCCGTAGCTCGAGGAGCAGCGCTGCGCCAGCTCGTACCCGCCCTTCCTCAGCGTGTTGACGGCCGTGCCGTACGCCTCCTCGTCGGGGCACTTGAACGACGCGTGCACCGGGCGGTAGCGCATCTCTCCCGTCGCCAAGGCGGCCATCCTGTCGTGGAGCGGAGAACCGTGGCTCAGCAACGACATCAGCTCAAGCCGGTAGCCCTTCTTCCCGGGCTCGTACCCCGGGGTGCGCAGAAACCAGTACGACACGTCGTAGTGGCTGAGGATAGGGCCAGTGGCCACGTGGTCCCACGCCGTGTTGAAGAGCTCGTAGCCTCGCTCTCGCACGGCGTACCGCACGAACGCTGCCAGTGCGTGCTCTCCGGCGAACAGCAGCGCCATCTCATCGACGTGCGTGCCTGCCCCCAGCAGCCCGCGCAGGATGGCGTTCTGCTCCTGCCAGCTCGCGTGAACGTCGTGTAGTACCGACCGCACGAGGGCGGAGAATTCATCCTCCGCGTCCCGGCGGAGCTCGGTCTGGTCGGCCATGTTCAGCAGGTCGCGAAAGCTCATCATGAAACCCTCATTGTCTCGGTGTTGATGATCCAGAGTTCTTCGGCATACAACGCACGGCGGTACTCCCGCCGCTTCAGCCCGCGCACCAACAGAAGGTCCCTCTTCGGGTCCAACTCCCAGAGGCGATCCTTGTACTTCTCGTACAGCCCCCGGAAGCGGTGCACGGTCACGGTCAGCGGTCCGGTCTCATCCTCTCCCGTCACCACACACCAGTTGATGTGCTGCGGTTCCTTGACCTGCCCGGGATCCAGCTCCTCGCCAGTCCGCGAGCGGTGCAGCTCGTACAGGTCCTTCAGGTTGCGCTCCCGCACCGCACCGAGCCAGAAGTGTTGGCCAGGCTTGGCTTCGTAGGGAACGTCCTCGCTGCGGGAGCGCGCCATGGGGAGGGCGTGTTCGTCGCCGTGCTCCCACAGCCACCGCCGAACCTCCTCGAGCTTCCGGCTCAGCAGCGTGATCCCGAACGGGTCCTCCTGCGCCACGAAGGCCTCGACCTTCTTCATGGTCGCCGCTCCGACCCCCTTCACCTCCGTAAAGTCCTGCCAACCGAAGCCGTTCGGCCAAAGATCCGGACGGTGACCGAGCACTCGAGCTGGAGGCATGTCCTCTCCGTCACGCCACTCCACCATGGCCACAGCGGTCTTCTCGCCGATGCCGTCGATTTGCGTGAAGCCCGCCCGCAACCCCTTCTCCCTCGTGTCGACCGACCACGTCACGGTGCTGAAGACGGGGTGGGGCGGGAGGATCGGGATGCCTCGCGCGCTGGCCTCCTTCAGCAGGTCGAAGCCCTTGGTCTTCGGGTCGTACTTCTGGAGCGCAGCGCAGTAGAACTCCAAGGGGTACTTCACTTTCAGCCACATGGTCCAGTACGCCAGCATCCCGTACGAGACGCAGTGCGCCGCGTTGAAGGCGTAGGCACCGGCGGTCACGAGCTGCTTCCAGATCTTCTGCGCGTTGGTCTCCGGGACTCCGTTGGTACGACAGCCTTTCAGGAACAACTCCTGCATCCGGTTGAACGCCTGCTCGCCCTGCTTCTTGGAGATGAGCTTGCGGATGGTGGCGGCTTCTTCCCACGTGAAGTTGCCGAGCTCCCGCACCACCCGGAGGATCTGCTCCTGGTACACGATCTGGAAGTTGGTGTGCTTGGTGATCTCATCGACCACCGGGTGCAGGTGGAGCGCCTTCTTGCGTCCGTGCTTCACCTGGATGTACTCCGCTGCCGCGCCGGAGTGCAGCGGCCCCGGGCGGGCCAGCGCGTTGATGTCGCAGACCTCCGCGAAGTTGTCTGGCTTCACCTCCCGGTTCACCGACCGCATCGCCCTTCCGTCGAACTGGAAGATCCCGATGACCTCGTTGCGGCGAAAGGCTTCGTACACCTCCTCCTCGTCGCGGCTCACCGCGTACAGCTCGGCGAGGCTCAGGCCGATCATCTCCAGGCAGCGCCGGATCATCCCCATCGTGGTGAGCCCCAGCGCGTCGATCTTCAGGGCGTTGATGTAGTCGGCGTCGTACTTGTCGATGCTGAGCACACTGGTCCGCAGCTTGGTCTTGCTGTCTTCTCGGGTGTACACCGCCACCCCGTTGGTGAGCGGTTCGTTGGCAACGACCAGCCCCGCCGCGTGCACGCTCATGCCCCGGATGTTGCCCTCGAGCTTCTGCGCCTTCAGGAGATGCGGGTGCTTCTTCATGATGGCCGCGACCTTCGGGAACATCGCCGCACTGTCCTCGAGCGTGCTGTTGCCCCGAAGGTCACCCGAGGATCGCTCGATGATCATCTCCTTCACGGCCTCGACGTCACCAGGCGGGATCCGGTACACCCGGGCGATGTCATCGAGGCTGTTCTTCCCGCGCCAGTTGGTGAACGTGCCGATGTTGCCGACGCGCTCCGCCCCGTACTTGTCGACCAGATAGCCCCGCACCCGCCAGCGCTGCTCGTCGTCGAAGTCGAGGTCGATGTCGGGCAGGTCGTGGCGGTTGAGGTCGATGAACCGCTCGAAGATGAGGTTCGGGAAGTGCATCGGGTCGACCTCGGTGATCCGCAGCAGGTAGCAGACGAGCGAGGCTGCGGCGGAACCTCGGGCGGGGCCCACGGGAATCCCGTGATCCTTGGCCCACTTCACCATGTCCGCCACGACGAGGAAGTAGTTGGCGAAGCCCTTCGAGATGATGAGCTCCAGCTCGTACTTCACCCGCCGGACGTAGGCGCGACGCTGCGCCCGAGGCAGAGCGGTGAACCCCCGGTACTTCCACCCTTCTCGAGCCCATCGACGGAGCAGCTCGTCGGCGGGCTCTGCGGACAGGAACTCCAGGTCTCGGAACTTCGGGATCTCCACCGTGCACCGGTCGGCGATGTCCAGGGTCGCCGCCATCGCCGCGCCTGCCTGCCTGCGGTGCAGCCCCGTGGCCTTCAGGTCCCTGTAGATGTCCCGGGGGTCCCGTGGGGCCAGCATGATGTCGTACTCCCACCCCTGGCTCTGCGCCTCCACGGTGTTGCTACGGCCACCGCGCTTGATGGCGTGGAGGACCGGGTACATCTCCTGGTCGCTGGGGTACGGGTAGTGACAGTCGAGCGTCGCCACCAACGGCACGTCGTACCGCGTGCTCAGCTCCCCGAGGATCTCGTTATACCGCGCCTGTTTCTGGAGAGCCGGGTGCGGCATCACCTCGAGGAAGTACCGATCACCGAACACCTCCTTGAACCACCCGACGACCCGACCGCCCGCCACGAGGTCGGCGCGCTTCTTCTCGTCGGATCCCTTGCCGCCTAGGAGCTCCGTCGCCAGGCGGCTCCCGAGACACCCGCTGCTCACCACGAGACCCTCGGAGAACCGTTCCAGCATCTCCGGCGTGGTCGTCGGCACGTACTGGAAGTTCTCCCAGCTCTCACTGACCAGCCGGAGGAGATTGCTGTACCCCGCTTGGGTTTCCGCGATCACGGTCAGGTGGTTCTTCAGTTGGCCCCGGGGGTCGTCGGTCTCCATGTACAGCTCGACCCCGAAGAGCGGCTTGACGCCGTGCTCCCGCCCCGCCTTCTCCCAGCGCACGTGACTGCTCACGTTGCCGTGCTCGGTGACCGCGCCAGCGGGGTAGCCCAGCTCCGCGATCGCCTTCATGTGGTCGGCGGGTTGCATGAACCCGTCGCCGTAGCTCATCGTGGTGTGGTGGTGCAGGTTCACGAACTGACGCGCCATCAGTCGTGACCGCCCTTGGTCACGGTGTGGCCGCCCTCCTTGAACTTCTCCGTCCCCCAGCGATGCGCCTCGACCCACTCATCCCGAGCCTGCTCGGCGCGGAAGGGGATGGACAGCGGGGGCTCGCAGTCCTCGCACTTCGCCAGATACCACGTCCAGGGCATGTGCTCTCCTTGGTACGGGGCGGGATGCGGGTCGTGACACCGCACCCCACCCCGAGGTCGTCACGCTTGCGGGTTGTCCACGATCGGCCGCTTGGCCACGGAGATCTTCTCGGGCTCGTCGAGGGGCGTCACGTGCGCGGGGGAGAAGGTCTCCGACAGAAGGTGGTTCGGCACCACGGTCGTCGGGGCCTCCCGGGACATGATCGAGTCGACGCTGGGGTTCCAGGCGGTGCGCTCGCTGCGCGGCACTTCGCTGCCGTACTCGACCTCCTCGCGGAGATTGACCACGGCGAACGCGATGCTGTTCATCAGGTCCACCAACGTGTTCACGGCCGACTCGTCGTTCACCGCAGGGGTCCGGGGGTCCGGCCGCCACAGCAGCTCGCGCACCCTCTCGACCTTCTCGAAGATGCGGGGCAGGTTGCCGCGCCATCCGCTCTTGCGCCACGCGTCACCGTAGTCGGCGTTCTTCACGTCGAAGGTCTGGAGCGCTTCCGCGAAGACGTTCCACACCTGATCCCTGCTCTTCTCAGACACCGTTGCTTCCCTTCCATCGATGGATCTCGTCGGCCAACCACACGCGGGCTGCGGGGAGAGAGGGGAGGGGGTCGTGGCGCAACTGACCCCACCATCTCTGATTGTACGTCCGCTGAATCATCCGAGCCTTCAGCCCCGCACGCTCCGCGTTCTCCACCTGGTACGGCAGGTCATCGATGACGCCGATGACCCGTTCTGAGCCTACCAGCGTGGCGAGGTCTTGATACTTTCTCTCGCCGAACAGGACGCCGTCGAAGGTGATCCTGTTGCGGCGCAACCATGCCCGGGTGTCGGGGTCGATGTTGTCCAGGCGCAGGTACGGCCTCGTCGTGCAGACCCAGACCTCCGCCCCCGCCTTGCGCACCGCAGCCACCATGTCGGCAGCCCCGGGCACCGGGCTCATGGCGCGCTTCAGGCCGCTCTGCCGGTATGCCAGCTTGATCTGTCGGTAGAGCGTCCTGCTCATCCCCATCTCTTGATAAAGGGATCCCGCTCCGGTGAACTTCTCCGGCATCTTCTTCCCGGTGTACTCGCTGGCAAACCAGAGGAAGTGCTCGTGCCAGAACGCCAGCGTGCCGTCGATGTCGATGCCGACAACGGGGCGCAGCACCGTTCCCGGCGTCGCGCTCATCGCTCTGCGCGGGGCCAGCTTCGCCTTCATTCCGACTTCCCCCACTCGTACAGCGTGCCGTCGTCGTTCGGGCGGGCGACGCCCTGGAACCCCAGCGTCACGCCCTTCAGGGTCTCCCGCACGACGGACTCCCCTTCGACGGTGATCCTGTCGAACTCGCTCTCCTCCAGGGAGAACTGGTCCTCGGTGTACTCCACGCGGGAGGCCATGAAGTACATGCCGTCTTCGAAGTCGATCCTGATCTTAGCGAACATCACACCTTCTCCGCCAGCGCCGAGAGCGCCTTGATCGTGTCGTTGAACGCCTCGTGCGCCAGAATCCCCTTCTGCCACCGGCCGAACCGCCCGACGCGGTGCACGACGGGACGCTGGTCCGGCGTGTCTCCGATGCCGAGCCAGCACGTGCACGTCGTGGCCAACGGCTTCGTGAACTTGACCACTCCCTCGATCGGCGGGCGATGGCGGTGTCCCGGCCACTCGACCGTGGAGTGCCCGAACACGCGGGAGACGCGGTAGTACCCCGTGTCGCGCGTGCTGTCGCAGATCACCGTGTCCTCCGGGCACGGCACGGGAACCCGTTGTCCCAGCGCGGGAGCGTCGCCCATCGCCCAGCACGTGATGCCGGAGAACGAGTGCTCCTCGGGGCGCTGGCACAGCACGGGGAGCGGGACGCTGCTCACGACCAGATCCGCTTCGTAGTACTCGATCATCGGGCGGATCATCTCGGGGGACAGCTGGACGTCCAGGATCTTGGCTTCGTAGCGGGACCACAGGAGGTCATATGCCTGCCGGATGTCCCACGCGGGGTAACGGCCCGAGAAGAGCGTCGGGCTGACCGGACCGCCCGCCCCCGGTGCGCCGTACACCTTGGCCTCGTAGTCCGCGACGTTCCCGAGCAGTTCGTAGGAGACCTCGGTGCGTGCCAACCGAAGCCCGGGGATCGCGCTGTGGAGATACTGGCACCCGTACAGATCCGACCTCCTCTTGGCGCTCACGATCACCACCTTCGCGCCCTCGACGTAGCTAGCCGCGTGCGCGGCCAACAGCCCCGCCGGACCGCAGCCCAGCACCAACACCGTGGTCATACGAACGCCTCCTGGAGATGGGTGTACTTCTCGAGCATAGATCGGGGGATCACGCGACGGCCGTCCTTCAGCCAGAGCCGATCCCCCAGCGCCACGTCAACGGTGAACTCGAAGTGGCCGGGAACGTTCTGGGGGTACAGGTACGGCATCCCCAGCGGGGTCCGGGGAAAGCGCCAGGCGTAGTGAGCCGGGTCACGGAGGATCATCTGTGACCGGTGCGACTCGTACAGCCACGCTGCTCCCGACCAGCGCGGGACCTTCAGCACGAGGGGGATCCCGTGCCGCTGGAACTGCGCGTGCTGCCGAAGATACGGGTCGTCAGCCCCGTAACCGCACATCCTGCGTCTCCGGCCCTCGTGGGCGAGCTGCCACAAGTGGCGCAGCAGGAACATGTCGTAGCCTCGAAACATCCGGTACGCCAACAACTTCGACTGATCGCCGCCTTGGCGCAGGACCTCGAGAAGGCTCTCCGTCTCGACCAGTTGCTCCCGAAGGTGGTCGTCGCTGAGAGCCATTGCGGTGAGGGAGGACTCGTGGTGGAGAAAGTACACAGTGAACATTCAGACCCCTGTGCCGAAGGGGGTGGCACCGGAGGTCATCGCCCGCAGCACCACCCACAGATCGCTCTCCGGTGCCACCCACGAATACCGTGCCAGTCGGCGGCTGCCGACCGCAAGAGGTCTAGTCATCCCACTCTGCCTCCAGTCTCTTCAGCACCTCAAGAAGTGCTGGCTCAGAACGAATGTAGCCCTTGCTCTGACGTCTCACCATACGATGCTCTTGCAACATGCGCACGGCCTCCTGAGCGTCCAGTCGGCTCATGGCGGCGAACTCTTCGAAGTCCCTCATGCGGAAGGGATCGCCGCCTGCTACGCGCAACGTGACGTAGACGTCTTCTCGGCGGTCCCGCAGGAAGGCCTCGATGACCTCCTTATTGTGCTGGGCTTTCCGGCGATCGCGGATGACCTTGGCGCTGTAACTGGCGTAACCCATCGACGGCATCTTGTAGAACCGATCGAGCAGCTTCTCCGCCGCGATCACGTGGTCTCGTGTCACCACGATCTTCTCGCCCGTACTGTCGCAACTGAACAGACGCCCCGCCACCGCCACCGCGACCCGAGCGATCTTCAGCCGGACGTTCTCCACCTGCACGAAGGGCGGGTCGCTGATGTACCGCTGCCCCACTTCCTGCGCACGCTCCAGAACGAACTTCTCGACGCCCTCTTCCCAGAGGATCTGCTCCACCGTGCGCGACCAGACCCAACACACCAGCGCGCTCGACAGCTCCTGCGTGTACCGGTGGCGCACCACGGGAGGGGTCTCCGTGTTGATGGTGCTGCTGTCAACCTCGTTGCTGGCTACCGCCATCGCGAAGTCGAATCGGGCGATGTCCTCCGGGTTCGCAGCCAAGCCCTTCACGGCGTCGATGGCCCCGTTGCTGAGCTCGTTGATCTTCCGGCCGTCCGCCGGGTTGGCGATCCAGACCAGCCGGGTCCGGGCGTTGGTCTCCTGCTTCACGATCTTATTGATCTGCGCCTTGCCGCTGGACCGGACCGAGCTCATCTGCTCGATGATGCCTTTCCCTGCCAGGCCACCGAACTCATCGAGGACGACGAGCCTGCGGTCGTTCAGGGGGATGGTGCCCCAGCTGACCATCCACGTGTTGGTGAGCTGCTGGGCACCCCCGACCAGACCGGCGAACGTCGCGCCCTCGCAGGTGGTCAGCACGCCCGAGCGGTAGTGCTCGCACAGGCGGTGCGCTGCCTCGCTCTTGCCGGTACGGGTGTCGCCGATCACCAGGAGCTCGAGCCACCCCTTTCCGACGTCGACGCCCCGGAAGCGGAAGTTGAGCGCGCTGTGCCAGACCAGGTCGTAGGCCATGTGCAGCTCTTCCCGACCATAGATGCGAGTCACGTTGGCCTCGAGGTCCTGCGCGATCTCCCGCAGCTTGCGCACCGGGCTCTGCCCGGGGGCGGGCTGGAACACCGCCAGCTTCTTGAGCATGGCGGGCGTCATCTCGAACTCTTCGAGGTTCGTGGTGGTCGGCTCGCTCACCCATGTCTGGAGCGCAGCGCGACGGTTGCGCTTGTCCGTGGTGTTCACTCCCACGAACCGGATCTTCGTGTTGACCGGCGTGTTGTGCGGCCCCACGTTGTACACCCGACGGTCGACCTGATTCACGCTGCCCACCTGGATGTCGGCGGGCGGAACGGTGATCAGCTCCTCGACGCTGTAGACCTCCCGCTCCGTCACTTCCACGTCGGGGCAGGTGTGCGGAATCCCGTTGTGCTTCAGCATGGCCGTGCGAGAGCCCTCGCTCGACTTGTCGACCAGCTCCAGGATCAGCGGGTCGTGCTCGGGGATCTCTACCTCGAGTTGGTTCCGACCGGAGATGGGGCACCGCCCACACCGCGCGCCTCCGCCTTCGTTGCACGCGAACTCCAGGCGCTTCGGCATCATGTACGCGGGCTGGACCTTGCCTGCTACCGTCGCCGTGAACTCCAAGGGGACCTCGTGGTAGCGGCCGTCCATCGACCCTTCCAGCGAAACCGGCTTCGGCTCCTGCGCTCGCATGTGGCCGAGGTGCGCGGACCGCGTGACCTTGTTCCGAGCCTCCTCCATGAGCAGCTTGAAGTCCGCCGCGCCGAAGCCCTGGTCCACGAAGTAGTTCGTGAGGTCGTCACCCTTCCCCTTCAGGGGCAAGGCAATCACGTGCACTCGCTTGGCGTACCGCTGAAGCTGCGCCTCGACCTTCCGCGCCCCGCGTCGCCCCGCGTCATCGCAGTCGTAGCAGATGAACACGATCTTGTCTTCGAACTCCAGGTTCCACCGGGGATCCCAGGCTGCCGCGCCTGCGGTGTGGCTCATGGTGGGGAGGCCGTACTGCTGGCCGATGATGGCGTCCATCTCGCCCTCGACCAGAACGACCTCGTCGTGGTGCTCCAACACTTCCGGCAGGAACAGCCGTCGGTTCCCGGTGCCCCGACTCCAGGACAGCATCTTGTCCTTCGGCTCTCGAGCGCTGGGCTTGTACTTCCGGACGTTGACGAGCACGCCCTTCGCGTCCCGCACTGGAATCGTGAACCTGCCGTCGTGGTAACCCAATCCGAACTTCTCGATGGTCTCCACGGTCAGCCCGCGCTTCTGGCGCATGGTCTTCAGGTTGACGCTACTGGAGAGCAGGCGCTCCGTGAACTCCCGCAACGCCTCCTCCGTCGGGAGCTTGGCCGCCACCCCCTCGTCTCCTGCCGCAGCCCGTCTGCTGGGGGCATCGGTGATCGAGGTGACCTTCCGGCTGCGAGGGGACGCCGGGGGGAGGGACCCCTCCTCGCGCAGCATCCCGACCAGGTCGCGCAGGCTCAACCCGCCGCACCCGGCGAAGCACTGGAAGAGACCGGTGCCGAAGTTGATGCTGGCCGACGGAGACGTTGACGTGCCAGGGTCTTCACACATCGGGCAGTAGGCGCGGTGCTCGCCCCCGTCGTTCTCGCTCCCGGTCAACCACGGAGAGAGAAGTTCCTTCATCTGTGGCGAAGCAGGCTTGCCCATCCGTTCACTCCTGAGCATCTGTAGCGTCGCCGTCGGCGAGGAATCGTTGTGCCATCTGGAGGTCCGACTCTCCCTCCTGCCACGGAGTGTGGCGGTGCCCGAGGTCGACTCCTGCGCGCTGCGCCTGCCAGTGAAGGTCGTCATGCGCGGTGAACTTGTCTTCGAGGCTCCCTCGGGCCGTCGCCCCGTCGTGGTGGCGGTGCAGGTGGCGGTTGAGGGCTTGGCGCTCCGGCGTGACGCCCTTGCGCCGCTCAGTCGCCATCGTGAGCCCCGAAGAGGAAGGCTTGCCTGACCAGCTCCCGAACCTCGTCGTGCCCGACAGGCCGCTGGCTGCGATGGGGGACGCGGAGGGAGGGGTCGTACGTGTACTCCCCGAACAGCGCGCTGAACGGCACGCCTAGCAACGATTCCGCGCCAGCGCAGTAGATCTGGAAGTTCAGATCCCGAGCGGACCAGCGAGTCATATACCCGACGTCGCGGACCACCTCGTACACCTCCGCCGGAAGCAGGATGACAGCCCTCTTGCCCTGTTGCCGCCACGTCGGGGTTCTGGGTCCGCCCCACGCCTGCTCAGGGGTGTGTTTCACCGTAAGGGCGTCATCCACCATCACTAACTCCTCCTCCTACTAGTGAGAATAGTGTGTGAGTGTGAGAGAGATCTACTACTAGTGGAAGTCCCTGACACTAAACGTTTTTCGATTGTGGTTTCGGTGCTGGGGGCACGTGGGTGCCAGCTTGCCTTATCGGGGCCAAGAACCCAAACGTCCCCGCAGACCGGAGGGTCGACCGGACCCCTTCCTCCTTCGAGGCAGGACCCCGCGTATGTCCCGTCCTCCCCGGGGGTGGCCGCAGGCCGTGCCGAAGAAGGTCCGGGCGTCTTTGCGCACGCGCGTAAGGGGCACACACCGTTTTTCGGCAAGGGGGGTTCCTTTTTTCTTGGGGAGGAGAGGAGGTTCTGTGCCAGCTGAGCCGTAGAGCGCACGGACACCCATTCCCGGCACGTTGTACCCGCCAGGCATCTCAGTCGTCTCACGGCTCAGCTGAGGGGGCGCGCGGTACCTCGTGGCATCGCCAGCGTGGTCGGGAGGCACAACGCGGAAGGAGTGCGTTATGGTGGCTGCCTTACGCGCGCTCGGGCGCACAAGGAGCCGGGAGAACTCCCGGGTAGAGAATGCCCGGAACAGCACTCAGCCCCCGGTGCCGAAGCTCCCGGGGGCTGAGGGTTCATTGTGAACGGTGGCTGGTTAGAACGGCGGCTCGCCGTCCTCCTCGAGCTTGGTGAGGATCAGGTCGATGATCTCCTCCTCGCTCTTGCCCCGGTAGTCCGCCAGCGTCAGGCCGTACTCCTTGGCCTTCTTCTTCAGCTCCGCCAGGGACAGCTCGCCGAGCTCCTCCTCGAGGGCCTCCAGGTCGACCCCCTCGCCCTCGCCTTCCTCGTCCTCGTCGGCGTCGGCCGGGAACTCCAGCTCCAGGATCATCTCCCGCAGCTCGTCCTCGGTCTTCCCCTTGTACGCGGCCAGCTTCAGGCCGTGGTCGCCCTTGAGGATGGCCTTCAGCTCCGCCGCCGAGAGCTCCTCGAGCTCCTCCTCTCGTTCCTCGCGGGCCTCGTCGGAGGCAGGCTCCTCGGCCTCGTCCTCCTCCTCGTCGTCGTCCTCGGGCTCCGGCTC